ATGAATACAGCTATAACTTTTTCTAACGAGTCACCAAAAGTCTTTTTCAAAGATGGTCGCCTGGTTACCACCTCTCAAGCTGTTGCCGACTACTTCGATAAACAACATAAACACGTTTTAGCTAAGATTGACACACTCGACTGCTCTCCCGAATTTACATCAGCCAACTTTTCGGCCGATGTTCAGACTGTCGAAATTGGCAACGGCGCAGAACGTGAATCACGATGCTACCTGATCACAAAAGACGGCTTCATGTTCCTCGTAATGGGATTTACTGGCAAAAAAGCAGCCAGACTAAAAGAAGCTTACATTGAAAAATTTAACGCAATGGAAGAAGAACTCCACAAACGTCCTCCTGCAGCACAAAACTCCCCCGCCCCAAATAATGGATGCGCATTACTGATCCACTTCGATAAACACGGTCAGGTCGAGTTCACAGAAAAAGTCCCCGCCGATGCGATGGTATGCACGCTGGAACGGTTTAAATTTTATCTGGAGCAACATGGGTGGATCGTTGCCCGTAAAGAACAATTGGTGGAAAGGTTGATGCGGTTTTAATGAATGCAAAACCCCGGATGATCACCGGGGTTAATTTTATCGAGCGTGATTGCCGCTAATCGCCATCGCTCTGATTGAGCGTAAATCATTCAGGTTATTCAGTTCTTCCTTCTGCTCTCGCTGACGTCAATAAATCCCATCATTGCGATCAACCTCATCCTTAACCATTGATGCGAGCAGTTCTTCCAGTTTCTGCGCTGACAGCTTTACCTGGTGATCTTCAGCATCTTCCCGGGCTATTGTGGTTCGCGCAGTGGCTGATTTTGCTGACATCACCACAGGGGGCAGACGGACCATTGAACCATGGCCTCCGGAACAAATAAGGGCAAAAATAACAACCACTATCGAAAGCTCACAAACTAACCGCAGCACGTTCCTGCATACGACGTGTCTGCGGCATAATCCCAATGATTACTCCCTGACAGGATTTGCAGGCCACTCAATATCAGGTGCAGTTGATGTATCAACACGATTCAACAATACCCGATATTTATTCCATGCCTCCAGCAACGATCTTTCTTCCTCCGTTGCGATTTCCAGATCTACAGCATCCTGCAGTGGCGCAATATACTCACTGAATTCCTGGATGTAGAACTGTGTGGTGACGGTCTTCCAGCCATTCGGCTCCTGCTGTATCGAAGCATACCAGGCTATTTCAATATCGCTATGCTGCGGCAGCATTTAACCCCTTGTAATTCATCGCCATAATTGATTTAATTCACAAATAAAACTATAACATGGTGAAATCAATGAAAAAAAACACAGATGATGGGGCTAAAATTTACACACCACTTACCCTAAAGCTTTATGACTGGTGGGTTTTGGGAGTATCAAATCGGCTTGCATGGGGATGTCCTACAAAGGAACACCTTCTTCCACACTTTCTGGAACATGTAGGTAACAACCATCTGGATATTGGTGTTGGAACTGGGTTTTACCTTACTCACGTACCTGAGAGTAGTCTGATATCTTTAATGGATTTGAACGAAGCTAGCCTGAACGCGGCATCTACAAGGGCTGGGGAATCAAAAATTAAACATAAAATTAGCCATGATGTTTTTGAACCTTATCCCGCGGCGTTACATGGTCAATTTGATTCCATTTCCATGTTTTACCTTCTTCACTGCCTGCCTGGAAATATATCTACAAAAAGCTGTGTAATACGCAATGCGGCGCAGGCCTTAACTGACGATGGAACTCTATACGGAGCCACAATTCTTGGCGATGGAGTTGTGCACAATAGCTTCGGTCAAAAACTGATGCGCATTTACAATCAGAAAGGCATCTTTTCAAACACAAAAGATTCCGAAGAAGGCTTAACACATATACTCTCAGAGCATTTCGAGAATGTTAAAACCAAGGTTCAAGGTACTGTAGTAATGTTTTCCGCTTCAGGGAAAAAATAGCATCCAACCGCAGCACGTTCTTGCTTAAGACGTGCTGCGGCATAATCCCAATGATTACTCCCTGACAGGGTTCGTAGGCCACTCAATATCAGGTGCAGTTGATGTATCAACACGGTTCAGTAACACCCGATACTTTTTCTAGGCTTCCACCACCAGCACGACAAGATGCCGCATACAGTGAACCAGTCAGTCCAGTTTTCAGACAACCAGTGCGTCACCTTTTTGAAGGCGCTTTAAAGCACGTTTTAATCCAGGTCGGCCTGTCCTTGTTCCGCTTAATTTATCTTCAAATATTTGTTCATATCCTGCACAAACAAGAGCGTTTCGTTGCAGATCTGTATTCTGGTCATTTGTTGATACCCTTACATAGCCAATCAGCACGCTGAATCTCCCGTCCAAAAGCACAAATCATGCCATGCAGGCCAGAAACCGCCATTATCTAAAACCTCGGGTTCTGGGAAAATTGTCCGCGAACCAGATTGAAGGCGATCTCGTTAAAACAGTGGGCAAAGCTTTCCCCCGGGACTCCCGTGCACCGGAGCGGTGGCCATCAGGAACCATTACCGTCAGGGTTTATGACGATCAGCCGTTTGACCGGCAGATTGTTATTCCGGCGGTGGCATTCAGCGGCGCTAAACATGAGAAAGAGCATACTGATATTTACTCCTCATGCCGTCTGATAGTGCGGAAAAACGGTGCTGAAATTTATAACCGTACCGCGCTGGATAATACGCTGATTTACAGTGGTGTTATTGATATGCCTGCCGGTCACGGTCACATGACACTGGAGTTTTCGGTGTCAGCATGGCTGGTAAATAACTGGTATCCCACAGCAAGTATCAGCGATTTGCTGGTTGTGGTGATGAAGAAAGCCACTGCAGGCATCACGATTAGCTGAATTTTATAACCCAGATACGGGCGCCAGAAATGGCGCCTTTTTTATTGCAGAAAAGCGAGAGGTAATTATGCGTAAATTATGTGCTGTTATTTTGTCCGCAGTAGTCTGGCAGGTCGCCGCTGCTACGCCAGCGAGTGCAGCAGAACATCAGTCCACGCTGAGCGCGGGGTATCTCCATGCCTCGACGAACGTTCCCGGTAGTGATGATCTGAACGGGATTAACGTGAAATACCGTTATGAGTTTACGGACGCGCTGGGGCTGATTACGTCCTTCAGTTATGCCAATGCTGAGGATGAGCAAAAAACGCGCTACAGCGATACCCGCTGGCATGAAGATTCCGTGCGTAACCGCTGGTTCAGCGTGATGGCGGGGCCGTCTGTACGCGTGAATGAATGGTTCAGCGCGTATGCGATGGCGGGTGTGGCTTACAGCCGTGTGTCGACTTTCTCCGGGGATTATCTCCGCGTAACTGACAACAAGGGGAAAACGCACGATGTGCTGACCGGAAGTGATGACGGTCGCCACAGCAACACGTCTCTGGCGTGGGGGGCTGGCGTGCAGTTTAACCCGACCGAATCCGTGACCATTGACCTTGCTTATGAAGGTTCCGGTAGTGGCGACTGGCGAACGGATGCATTTATTGTTGGTATCGGATACCGTTTCTGACAACAGACGCCGATTTATCTTCTGTAAATATTGTTATGATACGCAGGTTCATCCACCTTATGGGGTGAACTGCGTTTGAGGAAACGTAAAGTTACACTGTCCTGAACCCCGTGGCGTCACTGCTGCGGGCTTTTTTTATTGGTGGAAAAGTATGACAGTAAAAATTTCTGGCGTGCTTAAAGATGGCACAGGAAAACCAGTACAGAACTGCACCATTGTGCTGAAGGCCAGACGAACCAGCAGCACGGTGGTGGTGAACACGGTGGCCTCTGAAAATCCGGATGAAGCCGGACGTTACAGCATGGATGTTGAGCATGGTCAGTACAGCGTCACCCTGCTGGTTGAAGGTTTTCCGCCTTCACATGCCGGGACCATTACCGTCTATGAAGGTTCCAGACCAGGTACGCTGAATGATTTTCTCGGTGCCATGACGGAGGATGATGCCCGTCCGGAGGCACTGCGCCGTTTTGAACTGATGGTGGAAGAGGTGGCGCGTAACGCGTCCGCAGTGGCACAGAACACGGCAGCCGCGAAGAAGTCAGCCGGCGATGCCAGCACATCAGCCCGTGAGGCGGCAACCCATGCGACTGATGCTGCAGGCTCAGCACGCGCAGCCAGCACGTCAGCCGGACAGGCCGCGACGTCGGCTCAGGAGGCTTTTTCCAGCGCAGGAACGGCATCAGCAAAAGCCTCTGAGGCATCAAAAAGTGCTGCTGCTGCAGAGTCATCAAAAAGCGCGGCAGCTACCAGCGCCAGTGCCGCGAAAACGTCAGAAACGAATGCGGCAGCGTCACAACAATCAGCAGCCACTTCTGCATCCACAGCGACCACGAAGGCGTCAGAAGCTGCCACCTCGGCACGGGGTGCGGCGGCCTCAAAAGAGGCAGCGAAATCTTCAGAAACGAATGCATCATCAAGTGCCAGTAGTGCAGCTTCCTCGGCAACGGCGGCAGGAAATTCCGCGAAGGCGGCAAAAACGTCCGAGACGAACGCTAAGTCTTCTGAAACAGCAGCGGGACAGAGCGCCTCAGCTGCGGCAGGTTCAAAAACAGCGGCTGCATTATCTGCCAGTGCCGCGTCAACAAGTGCCGGGCAGGCCTCAGCCAGTGCCACCGCCGCCGGAAAATCGGCAGAAAGCGCCGCATCATCCGCTTCAACAGCCACAACGAAGGCTGGCAAAGCCACTGAGCAAGCCACTGCAGCAGCGAGGTCTGCTTCTGCAGCAAAAACCTCTGAAACAAATGCAAAGACTTCAGCAGACAATGCTGCTTCCTCTAAGGCGGCAGCCGCATCGTCAGCCAGTTCAGCGGCGTCATCGGCATCATCTGCGTCTGCTTCAAAAGATGAGGCGACCAGACAGGCGTCAGCAGCAAAGGGCAGCGCCACGACGGCATCCACGAAGGCGACAGAGGCAGCTGGCAGTGCGACGGCGGCAGCTCAGAGCAAAAGTACGGCGGAATCCGCGGCAACGCGCGCTGAGACAGCGGCAAAACGGGCAGAGGATATTGCATCCGCCGTGGCGCTTGAGGATGCGAGCACGACGAAAAAGGGGATAGTACAGCTCAGCAGTGCGACCAACAGCACTTCCGAGTCACTGGCGGCAACGCCAAAAGCGGTTAAGGCGGTAATGGGTGAAACGAACAAGAAAGCGCCCTTAAATAGTCCTGCACTGACCGGAACGCCAACAACACCAACTGCGCGACAGGGAACGAATAATACCCAAATCGCAAGCACGGCTTATGTTATGGCTGCGATCGCTGCCCTCGTGGACTCGTCGCCTGACGCACTGAATACGCTGAACGAGCTGGCTGCGGCGTTGGGCAACGACCCGAATTTTGCGACCACCATGACTAGCGCGCTTGCGGGTAAGCAACCGAAAGATGCCACCCTGACGGCGCTGGCCGGGCTTGCTACTGCGGCAGACAGGTTTCCGTATTTTACGGGGAATGATGTTGCCAGTCTGGCAACCCTGACAAAAGTTGGGCGGGATATTCTTGCGAAATCGACCGTTGCCGCCGTTATCGAATACCTCGGTTTACAGGAAACGGTAAACAAGGCTGGTAACGCCGTTCAGCGTTCCGGCGATAAAATGACCGGAGAACTGAAAATTGGCACGGTGAATGCGCTGCGAATTTTCAATGATGCCTTCGGTCTTATTTTCCGTCGTTCAGAAGATTTTCTTCATTTCATTCCGACGGCTGAAGGACAAGGCGAAAACGGTGATATCGGCCCATTAAGGCCATTCGCTATAAATCTGAGAACAGGTGCTATATCTGTCAGCCACGGGGCCAAAATTGATGGTGGGCTGGCGCTTGGTACAGATAACGCACTGGGCGGTAATTCCATTACTCTCGGAGATAACGACACTGGTATTAAACAGGGCGGCGACGGTGTCCTTTTATTCTATTCAAATGGACAACTGGCATTTGGGCTTCAACCCGCATCTGCTGATTTTTATAAGCGGGTTGCATATATTCATCAGGGAATAATTCCTGATGGAAGTGGCGCATTTGCAGACCAGTTGAATAATGCCACCGCGCCTTTTGTTCAGACGCAGTTTGCCTGGAATCCCACTCCTGGTGGTCATTACGTGCCGATAGTTAAGGGCTTGTCCATTCGCAATGGACAGGGCTATCCCGGCGCGGTCAGCTTTGGGTATTTACTGACAGAACAGTATGGATTTCCGGTTCCATGTATTCATATGCGTGGCGATGGCGGTAATGATGCTTTATGGCAGTTTAACCCGAACGATAAATCCTTTATTTCACCGGGTGCTCTTATTGCGGGTGGCGTCCGTTATAACACCGATGGAAATATATTTGGTGGGTGCTGGGGTTCAAACTTAAATGATTACCTGAATAGTTCTTTTATCAGAAATGTGCGTCTGGGAGGCAGACGTTCTGACGCATTATATCGCGGAGGACTTTGCGAACCAGGTAATGGTCATGTGACAACAGGATTGCAAATTATTGGTGAGGTTGATGGAGATGACTGGATGGTGTCACGACCACTACAAAAATACATTTCTGGTAACTGGTATAACGTTGAACAGGCATAGCCATCAGGAGAATATATGCAACATCTGAAAAATATTACCGCCGGAAAGCCCAAAACCATTGAGCAGTATCAGCTTACGAAAAAAGCTGGCGTTATCTGGCTATATACAGAAGACGGTAAAAACTGGTATGACGAATTAAAAAACTTTCAGGATGATACTTTAAAAATAGCTTATGACCAGAAGGGGATTATTCGTTGTATTGAGAAAGACGTATCAACACTTAACCCTGACGGGTTAAGTGTTGTTGAGTTACCGAATATAACAGCCAACCGTCGCGCCGATATCTCGGGAAACTGGAAGTTTCTGGATGGTAAAGTAGTAAAGCGGGAATATACAAAACAGGAACTGCAACAGCAGGCAGAGTTACAAAAAGCCGCTTTGCTTTCCGAAGCGGAGTCTGTGATTCAACCGCTGGAACGTGCTGTCAGACTTAATATGGCAACTGATGAGGAACGCACACGACTGGAATCATGGGAACGCTACAGCGTTATGGTCAGCCGTGTGGATACTGCAAAGCCTGAATGGCCACAGAAACCAGAATAACAACAAATTAAGGCCCGTACGGGCCTTTTCTTATTCTGGTGGTTCCGGGAATGTTACAGGAAGAACCGAGGTATCAGTTGTCTCAACCTGTTGCACGTATCGCATCCAGTTCATCAGTTGCTGTCTGTCTGAATCAGTGATAATCCCCAAAGTAAGCTGTGTTTGCCAGAACTGCGTTTTTTCTCTGACCTGCTGTAATAATATTTTTTTCTGGTTTTCCGTCTGTAGGCGCAACTCTTCTTCGGTATATACACGTTTAATGACTGCGCCATCTTTAAACATCCATTTACCTGAGTCGTCAGCACGCCGGTTGGCGGTAATATCAGGAATCTCAACGACGCTATAACCTTCAGGGTTAAGTGTGGAGGCATCTTTGGTTATGGCAACAATAATATTATTTTCATCGTAAACAATCTTTATGGTGTCTGGCTGAAAGTTTTTCACTTCCTCATACCAGTTTTTTCCGTCCTCAGAGTAAAGCCAGATAACTCCGTGTTTCTTTGTTAACTCATACTGTTCCAGTGTTTTAGCATTACCCGCTTTTATGTTCTTTAAGTGCATCATATTAAACGCTCGCTACATTATACCAGGTGCCATTTATATACTTTTGAACGGGTCTGTAATAAACGCCCGCTATATTATCGGCAGAGTTAGACCCTGTATCCTGAACATTAATACCAGACAATACATGACCTGAAGGGCACTGGAAATTCCATGTTTGCCAGTTGTTCACTCCATAATATTGCTGTGAACCAAGTCGAACATCTTTCACATAACGGGAATCAAAGTTACCGTAATCCGAGGGGGTAACACGCCCTGTAATATTTATGGTTTTATTACTTTGAATGCTTCCGGAGACAAAGCGCATAACATGGACGTTATTAGCATAAACATCCAGATTACCATCGCCATTTTGTTTAAAGCCCGTGTCATTATCACCCAATACAATCGAATTACCGCCAAGAGCACTGGATGTTCCGATACCCAGTGCACCATTCAGTTGACCACCAGATAACGGCAGTGCACCAACATCTCCTGCTGAAGGCTTTCTGGTGGTGGTGTAAAATTCGGACCAGTCGGCTTCAAAACCATAACCATCACGGGCTGAACGATAAAAAATACCGCCATTTTTATAATTAATCCGAAACTGAGCTGCAGGACAACTTCCTTCTCCCATATAAAAATGAATAATTAACGTTGATGCACCACTAATAGTTGCGTTATAGGCTCCGCTACTCCAGTTCCATCCAACTGCTTTATCATTCGCAACGGTGCTTCCTGTTTTCCCTAAGGCAAACGCACCAACATGACTTGCTTTTAATGTGATATCGGAGGAACCATCAAAAGCCACATTGCTTATTTTCCTGGCAGTTTTTAATTTTGCAGCTGTAGAAGCATTGCCGGATAGTTCACCAGAAAGGCCACCGCTGAATGTTTGTCGATTAGTCCAGGTATTCGCTGTACTGAGTAACGGTATTTTCTCCCCGCTTGTGCCGAGTTCTCGTAAACCGACAGTTCTCGTTAATCGTGACGTTGTTGAGCGTCCCGGAGTTCGCATTCACGTTACCGCTGATATCGGCATTTTTCGCCGTCAGCCGCCCGTCCGGTGTCAGGGAAAATGCCGGAGGATTACCGCCGCTGGTAATGGTGGGAGCCGTCAGATATTTCAGGAACACTTCATTCATAAATATCTGATCGCCCTGACCAACAAACATCGGCTTTGTGTTGCCATTCGCAGGATTAATCATCGCAATCCTGTCTGCCGCCAGCAGCACCTGACTCTGCATTCCTGCTGGCGTATTCTCAATACCGGCACCGATACCCGCAATATAAAGGCGTCCGTCCTGCATCTGCTGCAGTTTCACGGCCCACATGCTGTTCAGGTTATTATTTGTATCAACCTGAACTTTCTGTATCTGCTGGATTGCCGCACTCTGATTTTCCAGTTTTTTATTGACGGTCTGCGTGATTTCATTGCTGACATTCGTAATGGACGTCCTGATTTCAGCCAGGTCCGGCGCAAGCTGACCGTTATCAATCTGCGTCCACAGCTCCTGGGCCAGATGTGTTTTCCCGATTTCTCCTTTGAAAAAATCCAGGTAACCTTCCGCATCATCGCTCGCCCGACCGACAGCCTCCACGAATGCCGATTTGCCAACAGTATTCACACTGCGGATATAAAAATAATAATCATGGCCCGGTTTGATATTGATACTGGCAGCTATCCAGTACAGCGCCGAGCCAAGATAGCGGGCTGCGGTTTCAACCTGCCTGATATCCGCAATCCGCTTTTCCGAGAACCAGAACTCAAACTGTACCGTCGGGTCATAAACGGCAAGATGCGGCGTGGCGGTTATCTGAAAATAGCCCGGCGTCAGCTCAATCCGCGACGGTGCTGCCGGTGCGGCAATCCGGAAGGTGGTGGTGGCAGGTTCACCCTGCTGGCCATAGCTGTTTATCGCCCGCACCGTCAGGGTGTATTCCCCGAGCGGCAGGCCGCTGAAACGGTGCTCCGTGTCTGCGGTGATAGCGGTGGTCACCAGTCTGGCATCCGTTCCCTTACCACTGGTCAGGCGCAGACTGAAGCGCACACCCTTCACCACCCGCGGCGTGTCCCATTTCGCCTGCGCCAGATACTGGCCGTCAGCTGCGCTCACCTCCACCGTCAGGTGCTGCACTGCCGGTGGGATGACGCTGTTCAGGGAACCTGACTGCGGCTCAAAGCGGGCACCGTTATCCACGATGGCTTCTTTTTCCGGTACGTGCTGCACCGCCGTGATGGCAAAGGTGCCGTCCGTGTTTTCCCGGACGGAGACACAGCGGAACAGGCGACGGCGCAGTGACGGCAGGGAGAGTCCCCACACCCCGTATGTCTCCACACCATCAGGCAGGGTACTGACCTGTATCCGGTCCGGCGCGGGGTGTTCGGTGATGTCCACACTCACTGGCTTACCGCTGCCGTTAATCAGGTTCACCGTGGCGGCACCGGTCTCCGGAAGTGTCACTTCACGGTCCAGCGTCAGGGTGCGGGTGGCAGCATCAATGGACAGGACACGTCCGCCGGTCAGGGTCCCGGCATAGTCGTTATCACAGATTTCAATGATGTCACCGGGTGTGTGCCGCAGCCCCTGAGACCCGAGCGTGAAATCCACCGTCTGCGTTTCCAGCAGTTCGGTCTTTATCACCCACAGTCCGGCACGGTGGGCCTGACCGCGGCTGGTACAGCCGAACGCATCCATCTTCAGCAGGTTGCGTCCGTAGCGCAGTATGGCTTCCGGGTCTTCCACCAGTTCCGTGGAGGTCTGCCAGCCGTTCTGCGGGTCGGTGTAATTCACCTCCATCGCCGTGTGCCGGTCCTTCAGGGCACTGAAGCTGTAGCGGAATCCCACGCCGTTATCATCCACCACCACATCGCTGTTGGTGTACGGCCACACCACATCCGACGGGCGGTCCTGAACGAACGTCAGCGTCTGACCGTTCCATACCGGCATACAGCGCATCGCAGAGCAGAAATCACTGAGAACGTCCCACGCCTTACGCTGTTGTGCCAGGTACGCATTAAAGGTCATCCGCGGCTCGGTCCCCCCGAAACCATCCGGGACCGTCTGATCGCAGTACTGCCCGATGGCATACAGCGCCCACTTGTCCACATCCGCCGCCCCCAGACGTTTTCCCATGCCGTAGCGCGGGTGAGTCAGCATGTCCCACAGGCACCAGGCCGGGTTGTTGCTGTATGCCGGTTTCAGACTGCCGTCCCAGATACCACTGTACGTGCGTTTTTCCGGGTCATAGTTTGACGGCACCTGGATGATGCGACCGCGGATATGGTAGTTCACCGTCATCTGCTGGCCGCCGAACTGCTCCGCATCCACCTGCAGCCCCACAATGGCCGTGTTCGGGTAGCACTGTTTCACATCGATGATTTCGGTGTATGACGACCACAGCGTCTTATTCTGCAGCTGGTCCGTGGTGCTGTCCGCCGTCTCCCTGACCATCCGGATGTTAAAGGGCCGGGGCGGCAGATTATCCAGAATCACCGAGGCCAGGAACTGTGAGGTGGTCTTGCCGTTAATGGTGACGTCCTTTTCCGTCACCCAGCGACCATTACGCTGTAACTGAATCAGAATCCGGACAGAGGAAGGATTACGGTCGCCCTTTGACGTGGTCTGCACCAGTGACTGCACCCCGAAGGTAACCCGCAGGCGGTCAATGTTCGCGGACGTAATGGTGCGCGTCACCGGTTTTGCCTTCGTCACTTCCACGCCCAGTCCGGTTTCAGCTCCGGAGGACTCAAAGCCTTCCGGTGGTGTCTGCTCCTGCTCCCCGGCGCGCCAGACCGCCGTCACACCGTGTATCACGGGATTGCCGTCCGTGTCCGTCAGTGGGGTTTTGTTCACCAGAATACTCTGCAGTCCCTTCACCGGACCTTCTATCGGTCCCTCACCAATCGCATCAATCACACTCATCATCTGCGTGGATTTGAGATTATCCTTCGCCTCACGAGGCGTGTGTGCCTTACCGCCACCTTTTCCCATACAGCCTTCCCCTGAATAAATTAACCGCCACTTGCCATTCCGTACAGAAGTCGGATATCCTTCGCCCGAAAAGCATGAAACACATTTCTGCCATGCTAAAGAGAACCCCCGGTATCAGCAGATACCGGGGTTTTCTTTCATGCCCACCGATAATCCTGTTGGTTAAAACCGGTAATGGCATAAAAATTCTGAATATCTTCACATTTTCACAAACTGACCGTGGCGCGTATAATTTCTCTGCGTTAATTTTTTTGTCGTGATATAAGAATAATTCCTTACACTTAATCTTCGTAACTCTCCCGCAGTTCCTGTCCGCGATCACTGCGGGATTTTTTTATTCTTTTTACCCCTGCCGCCCGATAACCACGACCTTTCCGCCCCCGCCTTCATCACGGGTGCTGATGTCCTGGGATATACGGCGGGAGCCAACCAGCATTTCCCCGTAAGGCACCGGCATCGGGTTCCCCTGGGCAATCATGTTATCCAGCGAGGAAAAGTACGTGTTCTGTCTGCCGTTATCCGTTGCGCGGTAATCCGGTGTTTTTGCCTTCGGGGCCAGCATCTGGGCCACACCGCCCAGTATCATGCTGGCACCCAGTGAAAACAGCATCGTGGTGGCAGAAAAACCACCGGCACTCAGGGCTGTACCCCATAACGCCATCGAGCCTCCGGCCGTGAAGAAAGAGCCCACGATGGCTGCCGCCCCCAGCACAATCTGCAGTCCACCCTTTCCGGCCCCGGCCAGTCGCGGCACAATGTGGATGACCGTTCCCTCACCCAGCTGTTCGTGAAGACGGGCATACACCGCCTCCGGTGCCGTGTCATCACCGGCAATACGTATCTGGTACCAGCCTTCGTTCATCTGACGGCGAAAGCCCGGCATCTGCATCGACAGGGCGCGAATGGCTTCCGCTGCCGTGTTCACATACAGGCTGAGGCGGCGGCCAAATCGTTGTAAATCCCCGTGAAGGCAGATGTGTGCCAGTGGCGGTGACGCCAGACAGAATGCGTTCGTCGTTGCCATTTTTCGGAATACCTCTCCCGTTTACTCAGTTGTTCAGGAATATGGTGAAGCAGTTCACCGTTGCCGCAGTAAATGGCGGCATGATTAGCCACCGATGCGCCGAAGCAGCACAGCAGGATATCGCCCGGCTGTGCAGAGGACAGGGGCACCCGGTAAAAGCCGGTGACCGCCATATTGTCCAGGTACAGGTTCTGGCCGTTGCGCCACCAGTCATCCTCGCGATGAAAATCCGGCATATCAATTCCCGCCAGATGGTATGCATCCCGGAACAGCGTGTAACAGTCCGTCACCCCGTGCTCAAAGCGCCGTCCTGTCAGATGTGGCACACAGCGGAATTTATAAATTTCCCCCCGGCAGACCAGCCACCAGGGCAGTGCGCTTTTTATCTGCAGCCGCCGGTCAGCCTCGCTCAGCCAGGGCAGCTCACCGGGATGACTGTGGACCAGTGCCACAATCTCCCCCTGCATCTCTGCCCGCAGCCAGTCTTCCGGCGACATACGGAAATACGCCTCCGGCTCACCGGAGATATTCACGCAGGGGAAATATCTTTCCCCCTCCGGCGTGCTTACCACGAAGCCGCACGACTCCGCTGGCGCACATCGCCGGGCGTGCGCCAGAATCGCTGATTCTGTCTGTGTCATGGGATTTACTGCGAAAGTTTATTAATGGAAAGGAAACCGCCAAAATTGCCGACATTCCTGCGCAGTTCACACCCGCGCATGCACTTGCTGCATCTGTCCTTACGGATATCCGTGGTGGGTTTATCGAACTCATCCGCCACAGCCCCGCCCGTGTAACCACACTCATCAGAGCGGTAGGTCCACATACAGGTGTTCGCCAGCATGATACGACCGGGAAACAGCGCTCCGTCCGTCTCGGTCGGTGTGGCCAGCACAAACGAGGCCGTCATGGCTGTCAGCTCCGACATCTGCTCCACCACCCAGCGGTCGCTCAGCTCCTGCTCCGGGTCCGCTTCCGGATTGCCCGCAACGAAATTCACCGCATCCAGAAAACGCGCATACACCCGACGGCGGACCACCGTGGCCCCCACCAGACTCTGCAGGTCTTCCGCCATCCCGGTGACCAGACCGAACAGATTGGACACCGTCAGCGACGGTCTGGCACTGCTGCCTTTCCCGTTCATTTCAAAGCCGCTGCCATCAATCGGGTACGCCTGGTACTTCCGCCCCTGCCAGGTGACCGGCTCCCCTTTTTCATTCAGCTCATTACAGAAAAAATACCGCTCACCACCCTGCACCGTCAGGTCAATTTCCCAGAGTACCACCCGCGGTGACTGCTCTGATTTAACCGACTCGCTCAGACTTTCTTCTCGAATATCCTGCATCAGTTCACCACCTGCTTAAACTCCGCGCTGAACTCAACGCGCAACATCCCGACCCGCGCAGACCACCCGGCACAGGTCACCTTTATCTGCCGGTATGCATAGGGTGGCTTCCACAAAAATGCCTTCCAGCCACCGTGCTCTGCCAGGAACGCTTCCAGATGCCGGGCCTCCTCCCGGGTCACGGAAAGCGTCACCCTGTATGTTTTCAGGTCAGCATTCAGCCCTGCCGCCATACGCTGTGAGTACCCGTCACCAAAACGCACTTCACGCACCGATGGCTGCGAGTTCACCTCCATATCCGGCTTCACTTTCCAGCGAAAGGTTTTCATCCACCGCTCCCTGATAACATACCGCCATCACGCAACTGCAGCCGGAGTTCATCCTGTGCCCCCTTGCGGGCCATCTCATACACCGCTTTCATCAGCTGCGGCCCTGCCCGCCCGTTGGGGCCGTCGTTCTGAATCACCACGTGATTGTTCTGATTAAAATTAATGCCTTCCGCCCGCCGCATCTGCGCCGGACTTCCGGCACCGCCGACATAACCACCTTCCGCATAGCCCCGCATCAGGCGGTACAGATTGCCGACACCAATCCGGCTGGTCGCCTCCTTCGTGAAGACAAACTCCCCGCGATGAACAATCCCCGCAGGTTCATATTTACCCCCCGTCCCCGTAAATCCCCCGGTCGCGAAATGGAAGTTCGCCGCCGCAGCCTGAATGGCTGTACCGCCTGACGCGGATGCGCCGCCACCAACAGCCCCGCCAATGGCGCTGCCGATACTCCCGACTATCCCCACCATCGCCTGCTTCAGAAAAATCTCTGTCAGCATGGACAGCACAGAACGGGTGAAACCACGCCAGTTCTGTTCGCTGCCGGTCAGCATCGCTGCCATATTCTGTGCAATACCGTCAAAGGTCTGCGTGGCCGCGTTTTTAACCTGCGAAAAACTGTCCGTCGCACTTTCCGCCCACTCGCCCCAGCCGGACTTCATCCCGGCCATCCAGCTTCCACGAAGCTGCTCCTCCGCAGACCAGGTGTTCTTCAGTGCAGATGTGGCCTTCGCCAGCGCAGCCGGATTATCACCGTACACCTCACGAAGGCGCTGCTCTTCCGACTCCCGCTGCGCCTGACGGTCGGTGAGTCCGCGGGCTTTTGCGCTGATTGCCGCCTGCTTCGCGCTCTGCTGCTGTTCAAACCGCGCCGCCTGCTGTGCCAGCTCATTCAGCCGTTTCTGGTGTTCAATCTTGTCGCCCAGCTCAGCCAGCTGGCGTTTGTACTCCAGCGTTTCTTTCTCATGGGCCAGCAGGGATTTTTCCTGCTCAGATAACTGCCGTTTCGTGGCGGCCTCTTTCAGGACCACATACTGATTTTCCGCTTCCCATAAATCCCGGCGCTGCTGGCTGATTTTCTCATTCACACCGCTGTGTTTTTCCAGCGTCCTGAGCTCGGTTTCAAGCGCCAGCATGGCTGCATGCGCCCGGTCTTCCTGGCGCTCACCGGCAGACACCTTCACACCTGACGGCTTTTTCAGCGTCGATTCATAATCCTTTTTTGCCGACGCCATCAGCGTGTTGTAATCCGCCTGCAGGATTTTTCCGTCTTTCAGGGCCTTATTCAGCTCTTTCTGACGGGCGGTATATTTATCCAGCGGCGTCTGCAGGCGCTCATACGCCTTCTGCGCCTCTCCGGTATACTTCAGCTGTGACGCCTCACGCTCAGCCCGGTCCCTTGCCGCCAGTTCACCGGCTTTTTCCATATCCGACTGCAGCGTGGCCGCTGCCAGACCCAGACGGGCATTTTCCCGGTCATCCCATGCCCCCTGAAGGTTCGCACGAAAAGAGGAGGTCTTTCCCCGGCGCTGGCTCCGGCTCTGGTACCACTGCCATTTTTTATCCGCCTCATCAAATGCCTTCTGCGCACTGGCGAGCATATCCGCTGAGGATTCAGGACGACCGATATCCAGAATGGCATCCCACATCGATTTGAATGCCTTCCCTGTTTTATCCGCCCAGGTCTCCAGTGTTCCCATGTTTTCTTTCAGGCGACGGGTCTGCTCATCAAAGCCTTTCGTGGCGATATCGTTCGCCGCCTGCAATGCCCCGGCCTCGTCTCCGGAACGCTGCAGCTGTGCAACATACGCAATCTGCTCTGCCGTCACGTTACGGAACTGGCGCGCCATCGCCATCAGTCCCGACGTCGGGTCAGTGGTCAGCTTCCCGAAGGCTTCAGCGACTTTATCCACCTCCACACCGGATGCAGACGCAAAACGCGCGACACTCTGGTTGATGGCATCAAACTGTTCACCACCACGCACACCGGCATTCACCAGGGCTGCCAGTGACTCTCTCGCCTGGTTAAACGTCAGCCCTGCTGCCTGCCCGGCTCTTGAGAGAGTCAGCATACGATCGGCAGTCAGTCCGGACTGATTACCGGAAAGAACCAGGGTTTTATTAAACGCTGAAAGCGTGGAATCTCCCTGGTACCAGGCGTACACCAGCGCACCTGTCGCCACCGCCAGCGAGGTGACCCCGACCATCGGCAGGGTGATCGCACCGGCGAGCCCCCTGAACATGGGGATCATCCCGCCGAAGGAGTCCTTCACCTGACCGCCCTGTTGCAGCAGGATCAGCCAGGGATTCTGACCACCTGCAAGCTGCGTGGCGATATCCGTAAACTGTGCGGGCAGGGTTCGCATGGCCGCTTTATACTGCCCGACGGAAATCCCGGCTTTTTGTGCAGCCAGCGCCTGGCGGCTCAGGCCCTGTTCAACAGCACTGGCGGTTTTTCTGGCGTCGGTATCCAGACCTGAAAAATGACGCCTTACCCGGCTCATCTGCTCATCGAAACGGACAGCATCCAGACTCAGGTCAATAACAAGATCACCAACCGGCTGGGACATATCTCACACCTCCCGGAATCCCCGCTGAAGCCATCATTAATGCGGCATCATCCACCATGACATCCGCCACATCCGCAGACGATAAAATATCGCGCCCTCCGTCCCCACCGAACCGGACGCCTCCGGCAAGTCCTGCCGCTTTCTGCATCAGCATTTTGTCCTCATCCGGCCTCTCCACCTGCTCTTCCTCATGCCGGGGGACAAGCAGACTGAAATCAGAGGGATGCATATCCGGATCGCAAAAAAACAGGCTGAGTACAGCGTACGTCAGCCCGGAAAAATGCATATCCAGCTGGGTATCCTGAAAATAATGCGTGCGGTAAAAACGGTGCCAGTCGGCATATTCGGTGGATGTCATCCCGGCAAGCATGGCGCGCCAGTCGGGTCTCCCCATCTCACGCGCCAGTCTGAGGGCAAAGTTCAGCTCGCCGTCGAAGACTTTCCCGCAGAAAAATCATCATCAGTCAGCGTGTTATTTTTCGCCACTTCAGTAATATCAGTATCCGGACGAACAGCTTCGATCATCCCGGACAGGCACAACACCACGTCTTCCGCCCGGGCAATGGCATCGGCAGGCCAGGTGGTGAGCACTTCCTGCTCTATCTTCATCACGGCCTCATTCATTGACGGTGACTGCGTTTTCTGTGGATGGTTATGCCACAGGGACATCGCCACCAGAAACGCGCCGGTTCTGACGAGATCTTCCACGCTTACCTGCAGGTTGCCGCAGGATTCTGCCTGTTCTGCACGCCGTTTCAGGAGGGCAAGATGCTCGATACGCTGCAGCGCAGACAATTCGGAAAGCGTGACAGACACACCGTTATATTCAAATTGTTCTGTTTTCAGAAACATGTATTACCTCCGTTTACCCTGCAGCGCCCGCTTCAGTAACGGTGACTTCAGCCACTGCGGCGAACTGACCATTTCCGCTCACCACAGGGATCTGCACCTTACCTGTCGCCACGCCGTTTACCGTAATTGTCATATCTTTCACACTAATGGTGGCTTTCGACGGATCGGCGGAAACCGCTCTGAACGTCTTGTCGGTTGCACTTTCCGGCTCAAAAGAAACCGTCAGGGTGGTTGTTTTCCCTTTTGCCACCGTACCGGATGTCGGCGTCACCTTAATCGCACTGACCGGCGTAATTTTGCTGCGTTCTTCCGCTACAGAAGGTTTACCCACGTTAGTGACTTTCACCGTGCGGGTGATCACTTCTTTCGCCGTCACGGCCTTACCGATACTGCTGACCCAGCCACGAAACACATCCACCGTGCCATTCGGAAAACGGATTTTATAGGCCCGGACATCGCCGCTTTCAAACCAGCCTATAAGCCCTTTCTGGCCTTCCTCTCCCGGTTTCCAGGCCAGCGTAAAACTGGTATCACCTGCAGATTTCTGCCCCTGCCCGGTCGCGGTCCAGTCCGCGTCTTCATCATCCAGGTAGTTATCATCGTAGGATTCTGCCGTCATCTCGCCCGGCGTCAGATCCTTCACCTTAGCCAGTCGCTGCCAGTCATCGTCTGACAACGGGTTTGCATAAGCATCACCCTTGCCGTTGTAAACCCACAGAGTGGTACCGGCACCTTTTACCGGCTCAAGGGGATTTGGTGTTGCCATATCGTCCTCACATCTCGTATGTAATGGAATAAGTCAGATCTGCAGAACTCCATAACGCCATATCGTCATCACGACGATACTCATAGCCCTGCGTAACCATCGTGGTAATCAGTCCTGCCAGTGCCGGGATCGCGGTCATCGCCGGGTAAATCCGGCTTTCCATCCACTGATCAAGCTCTGAATCCGGTACCTGTGCCGGTAAAAACACCTCAATATGCAGCGTGGCCCGCCAGGTATCTGCATCCAGCTCTTCACCGGTATACTCTGCATCCGTCAGATAAACCGCGATCGCAGGAAAATCCTCTTCGTCAAAAACAACGGGGCGACCATCAAACAGCGTCGCCCCGTGTTCATGCTGCTCGAGTGCATCCAGCACTGCGGCACGAATGTCAGTGTGTTTCATCGTTTTATTGCAATCCTCAGTTGTTGTTTCAGCGCGTATGCCAGTTCTTTAGGCAGGCGTTCACGCCGGATACGGTCAACATTCTCATCAAATGCCTGTTTCAGTGGGGCCGCCATCGGGATTTTCACCACATCAATGGGGTAACGGTTTTTCCCGGCCACACGCTGCATGACATGCCAGCGACCATTTTTTAATCGCTGAATAAATGCCCGCTGATACCGATGCTGACCGGCTTTAAGTATGCTGTTCGGGCGACGCCCCAGCATCCTGATCCCCAGCTTAATCACAGGGAGATCACCGCGGTTAACGATAATTCTGGCATTCGGATTTCTGACCGTCGCCCGTTTCAGTCTGGACCGTTCCTTAACCAGTTTCCGGCGAACCTTTGTCTCCCGGGCAACCTGTGATGAAGACTGATTAATCGCCGTTGTGGCCACGCGGTTAATGGCCATTGCTGAAGCCGCCGGAATGGCGTTTTTACGAACCCGGCTCAGATTGTCAATCGCCTGATCAAGCCCTTTTATCGCCATAATTTCACCCTGCGTTTATCGTCGCCGGTTAACTGCGGGTGGTTGACCACGGTTGAGCCAGAGATAACAGCTGCCCCCGTCATCCGGAGAAACACGATCCACCCAGAATATCTCACCATTAATGGTCAGCGTGTCACCACGCCGCACGGCACGAACCGTATCCGTCCGCACAAATAATGACGGGCTGCTTCCTTCAATACGGACCCCGCCACCGGCAAACCCCAGCGACTCCGGATCGTCAAAAACCCCCTGAACTTCGCTGCCACACTGTGCCCCCGAGGTGAACTGCGCACAGAGCCCCATCACTTCAACGATCGTACTGTCTACCCCGGCGAGGGCAGCATCAAAGGCATTCTGAAAATCACGCATATTCAGCCGTTCCGTGCTGTATCATGGCCGTTGCCAGTGATGATGGCACCAGAACACGCATACCCCGTAACGCCAGCTCAACGGGACGACCTGTCTCCGGGCAATACCCCATTACTTGCAGGCACTTCCGTACCCGGACGGCTTTAACATCATCCGGAGCATCCGTGTTGTTCAACTGCTCACCATCGTCTGTGTGATTTTGATCAGCCCCGCTCTCATCAGAGTGCATAATGCCCTCCGGGGAAACAGCAAGCTCCTCTTCCCACTCAGACACACGTTGCGCAATATCCGCAGCACTCCCCGACATATCCGCCTCGCGCCCCAGCAGGCCAGCCAGTTGACGAAGACGATTCAGATTTTCTTCTTTTGTTGCCATCTCAGCCTCCTGTGAAAAAAGACACGGGGGCATTTCGCCCCCGCTCACGGATTATTTCACCTGTACCACCACAAACTCATCCGGATCCGGCAGCACCATCAGCGGAGCGGACTGCGTCATGGTGAATTCACAGGACGGATCGCCCACGGTCAGCCAGTGTTTCGGGTAACGGGAAGAAGCCACCACTCCTTCAGACAACGCCTGTGCATCCTTAATGGCACCATAGCAACGAATCCCCTCTGCCGCCGTATTCCCCAGCACCAGCATGCCCTCCGGCAGATAACGTTTTTCGGTACCGTCCTCTGCCACATAAGACGTTTTCGCCACCACAATGGCCAGATCGCCGTAATACCCCTTGAAGGACACCACTGCGCCCAGATCTTTCACTGCCGTTTCGAGTTGTGAATTTGAGCCGCGACGGGTATCCAGTTTTTCGCGGAACAGCTTAAAGCCATTCAGCAGACGCCAGACCGTACCGTCCATAATGGCGATATTCACAAGGCCGCTGGCCTGATCGCAGTAGAGGTCAATATCATGCGTCGGATCAAACGTATCACGGTCCTGCTCAGACCATTTTTTACCGTCAGCCTGCTCAATGTTATTTCCTTCAGAGCGCCCGAAATCCACCTCGACAGTATCAAACTGATCCCCTTCCATGGTGTATTTGCCATACAGCACGGCATTCACCGCCTGCATTTCTTCCACCTGGACAATGGCGTGCTCTTCCTGTTTGAGGTTATCGGTAATGATACGCAGACGACGGTAGGCCGGGTCGTTCAGCTGAGCCGGATCTTCACCAGGAAGGCGCTCAACCGCCTGCTGGTAATTAAATTCGTGTTTCGGCTTGACGTAGCCCGGACGCAACACGCGGGTTTCACCACCACGATGGCGCAGCACTTTTCCTTCAACGATCGGGGAGACATAGGCCGCCACCGGCGTTTTTCCGGTAATTTTGTCCAGCATCACCTCTTCGGTGTGGAAATTCACCGTACGGCGGAAAAACAGCTCCAGAAACAGCGCACGGAATTTAACTTTTTGTTCGGTATAACCGAGTAACTGGCGGGTCGTAAACAATCCCATAAATCAGTTCCTTTCATTCAGAAATCAGTCAGGCCACCATGGTGGCCTGATAACGTGTTACGGCAGAGCCGCGTGACTCAGGGCTGTGCCGGCAAAGGCATTTGCCTTTTTGTGTTCATCCACACTGTCAGGCCAGCGGATTGCCTCCGTCGCAAAGGTCCCCGACTTGTAATAGGTCAGCACCGTCTCTGTGCCTTCAAGCGGCAGTACCAGTATGCCAACCGCACTACCGGCTTTCTGTCCATCCCAGACCACCAGTTTCCCGGTGGCTTCATCCAGCATCAGGGGCGTCAGAGCCGGTGTTGCAGAAGAAATCCCGCTGCTGCCTGTGGCGGTATGAGCCGGATCATTACCAGCAAAAATACGTACTTCCGCACGCTGTTCAGTGATGGTTTTCGTCACCATTTTGTTAAAACCTCATATTGATGGTCAGCACTGACTTCATGGCATGGCCATGAGCATTTTCACGTCCGCATCACCGTCTGCTGACGTCTGTGACACGCCACCCCGCACCGCTGCCGGTGAATGATTCGCCATGAAATGTTCAAACAGGGCGGTTGTGGATGCAGAGACCGGTTCGGCCTTACCTGATCCCGCAGCCAGCACAGCCCGGGCGTTCTCCACGGTCATTCCCGGGCAGGCCGCCAGTTTTTCAGCCTGCGCTTCTGCCCCTTTTGCCTCATCCAGGGCCATGATCTGATCACGAAGTGAGGGCCCGGCATTCGCCTGCGGTGAGGCAGTCAGGATCGGGCGGGCTTTTTCCACCGTCATCTCCGGCATCGCCGCCAGCGTTGCCGCCAGTTGTTCACGACCTTTCGCTTCTTCACACGCCATAATGCGATCGGCTTCACTCTGCGCGGATGCCACCGGCTGCTGTGGTGCCGCCGCGGCCAGAATCGCCCGGGCCTGTTCAATGCTCATGCCCTGTTGTCCTGCCAGCATCGTGGCAAGCTGTTCACGTCCTTTCGCTTCCTGACACGTCAGGATCCCCATCACTCGCTGGTTCTCCTGCGCGGCAGCTTCCGTTGCAGTTAATTGCGGCATAGTGCCTCCTGTATCATGAGTGTTCAGCGCCGCAGCCATCACGCTGATGGCATCCGACGCATTGATTAATTCATCCGCCAGTCCGGCCTTAATAGCGGACTGACCTTCAAAAACGGCAGCCTCTGTCCCCGTGACAGCTTCCACAGACAGCCCCGTATACATCGCCACTTTTTCGGCAAACATCCGGTGCGCCGCATCAACCCGCTGCTGCATGTCCTGACGCACCTCTGCCGGTAAGGCTTCAAACTGATTGCCATCCACCTTGTGCGCCCCGGCATAAATCAGCGTGATATCCACCCCGGCCTGCGCCAGATGACCGGCATAGCTGACATGGCTCATCATCACGCCAATGGAGCCGATACGGGATGTCTGGGTAACCAGCCGTCGGGAGCAGGCCGACGCCAGCAGCATGGCTGCAGAACAGGCCGTGTCATTGCACAGTGCCCAGACCGGCTTCTGCTGACGGAGGCGGTAAATCATGTCAGCGCAGTCAAACGCGCCGGCGGCCTGCCCGCCCGGACTGTCAATGTCCAGCAGTACGCCCCGCACCTGGCTATCTGCCATTGCCTGCTGAAGACAGGCGACAATGCCGTCATAGCCTGTCATTCCGGAAAATGGCCGCATACCGCCCAGCCGGTGCACCAGCGTGCCGGTCACCGGCAGTACAGCAATACCGTTCACCACCCGGTAAACACGGGCCGGTCGTTTACCTCCGGCCATGTACTCGTCCGTTTCAGCCAGCATTCCGGGAGCATCAAGCTGTACCTGTTGTTGTGGTACCGAAAGACTTGCTGCCCCCATCTCGCGCCCGAGCGCGCAAAAGAAAACCCGCGCATAGGCGGGCTCCAGAAGCAGCGGTTCATTGAATGCTGCGGCAATAATGTGTGAAAGATTACGTCTCACGTGGTGTTGTCTCCTCTTCCGGCCTGCGACTCTCCGCTATCTGCTGCTGATACGCCTGCGCTATCCACACCGGGCGTGAGAGTCCGGCTTTTTCCCGCTCTGCAGATTCCCTGACCTGCTGGCGGAAAATGTCCTGATAATCCTCGCCCATCAGCGCCAGCTCTTTCTCATACGTGCTCAGTCCGGCCTCAATGCGCATCACTGATTCCTGGACTTCCTTGAGCCCGTCAATGGCCATTCTTCCGGCACCAATCCACTCTGCCCGTGACCAGGCTGATCGCGCCTGATAAAAATCAAAACGTGCCCGTGGCGGACGAATAATCCCCCGAAGAAGTGCCTCTTCCAGCCAGCAGGAAAACATCTGCGTGGCCAGTCGGGCCGCAATAAATTTTCGCCGCCCCATAAAATAGCGCCACGACTCATTGGCGGAGGCGCGGGCACTTGAGTAACTGACCTTCGAGTAATCACGGGACAACTGTTCGTAGGAAACGCCAAGACCGGCGGCGATATACCGCAGCAGCGCCTGTTCAAGCGCCGAAAATCCATTGTCTGAATCCTGCGCTGTCTGCAGTTTCAGATCATCACCAGGGAAAAGGTGCGGAATTTTGACACCGCCCAGCGTCACGTGATTCGTGTCATACCAGCTGGAGAACTTCTCCAGAATATTAATAAGCGGATTATCCTTCTGCTCCTGTGGCGCGCCGGCGATATATTCAAAGGCCTTTTCGGTATCAAGTTCACTTTCAATCGTCGCTGCATACATCGCCTTCACTATGGCCGACTGAAGCTGTGTTGCCTGCAGGGAATCGAGCATCTTCAGCCGTTCCATGACGCTGTAAAACTGATTAGCCCCACGGGTCTGCCCGTCCTCCACCGGCTCGAAAATATGCAGCATAGCCGGACGCCCGGTGGGAAGTTCACGCGGGATCCGTTCCCATCGTCCACTACCAGAGAACGGAAAATCATCCTCACAAATATGGTACGCGACGGCACGGCCATATCGATCGACCTCCACACCGGCCCGCAGAAAACGGTTCCCCATACCGTGTCCAGGCGTGTCCACCCGTTTCGGACTCACGGCTTTAAAACGCGTACGGAATAACTGCGTGGTTTCCGTATCCCAGACCGGCTGCACAAAGATTTCGCCGTTAAACGCATGAACGCCCACACCTTCACGGATAAATTCCGTGAACGTGCGTTTTCCTTCCACGTCGATCTCGCCAAACATCCCTTCGGCGTATTCCGACCAGGCCGCCTCCACCTCATCGACAAAGCTTTTTGCTGCGGTCTCCCGCATCCCCAGCCAGCGCCAGTTCGGACGGTAGCTGATCAGAAACATATGCCCGACAATGTGATCCTTATGCAGAGCCACCGCATTAGCCGCTATTCCGTTATTGCGCACCAGATCATCTGCCCGGGCATTCCCCAGACGCAACGCGGGCAGCAGGGCCGCATCGGCACTCTGCGCCGGTGGCAACCACTCAGCCATTTGCCCGCCAAATCCTGCACCGCCCCCGTTGTAGCTGAGACTCTCACGAAGCGGAACGCCGTTCACATCAATCAGGACAGGCGTTCGTTTCATAACCTCACTCCCAGCGGACGACGGCGACGCCGGGTTGTCCCCAGTACCGACTCCGCATCATTGATCGCCCGGTTAAGCTCATCCAGAGAAGCCGCCGTATATTCAATTCTGCGACCATCTTTCTGGACAGACACCACCCGTTTACCGGTTAATAAATCAAGGCGCGCCTGACGCAGCGCCTGCAGTTCAGCGACTGTAACCATTCACTCCTCCGGACAGCTTCGCTGCCAGTTCTTTAAGGGTTGGCCGGGTCGTCTCTTCTTCCCGGGATTTTGCCAGTACAGCCAGATCAAGCTGCCAGCGTTGCACGGACACACGTAATGCCGCGTAGGCATACACCAGGCAGTCCAGCGCTTCGTTACGCCGCTTTTTGTTATCCCACAGCAGACGCATCTTTCCTTTTTCCCACTTCTCCACAAGCTCTTCCGAGACCAGTTGCTGCGCCTCTGTCTGCGAAAAAATCTCCGGATCATCAGGAAAACGGATGGCATACGACGTGGCTTCATCCGCAGGCGTGGGATCGGCTTTCATACGGGCATAGAGAATTTCTTTTGCGGTGTCCGTCCCCACTTCACACAGATACACGCCCCGCTGATTGCGGGTTTTTGGCATGGTGATCACCGGCTTGCCATAGACAGATGCGCCTTTTACCGGCAGCACCCGGAAAACACCGTGTTTTTTTGACCTCTGATAAACGATTTCGCCATCGATCCCCCCGATGTCCCAGCAGACACGGGAAATAGTCATTTCGGTTCCGTCTGCATGGCGGTATTTTTTGTTGATCGCCGCATCCACACGTAACAGCGTCTCTTCCTCATCGGGACGCCCCATAATGATGATTTTATCCACCAGAAAGGCTTCCTCTCCCGGAGCCCATCCCCAGACATACATCTCAAAACGGTTTCGCTGCGAGTCAATGCCCGCCGTCAGATAAACCACCCGGGCAGGCACCGCCGCCGTGTAACGCACAACCTTATCCATCAGTACCTGGTGATCGAGTTTTTCGCCCACAGCCTCTTCCCAGGTCTCGCCCAGCGTGGTGTTCACAAAGGTTTTCAGGCCGTTGGGATCTTTCAGTGCATCCAGCCAGTCATAGACAATCTGTACCCAGGTGGTGAACGGACTGTACGCCGTCCAGATATGGAAAGTGATGGAGCGCGGCGGCGGAATTTCATTACCCGCAGCGCTGAAAAACGTCAGACCGTCACGGGTCCACATGCCCGTGTTTTCACAGATCCACCGCCCGTTACTCTGGTCCAGTTCAGACTGATGGATCACGCAGCCATGATGCTCACAGAGGTAGAAAACGCTTTCGGGGCTGTCCTTCTCCCATTTAAGCCCAAAAGGCGTGGACTCATCGCCAAATTTCAGATACTGCGCCTCCCCACAGTGCGGACAGGGCACATAAAAACGCATGAAGTGTGCCGACTCGTTAGCGGCTTTTTCGATCTGGCAGGAGCCTTTGATTTTAGGAGTCGAGCCGCGAATGGATTTGGGCCATACAGAGCCCTCAATACGTTTATCCCCCAGCAGGGTTGGCGAACCCTCTTTTTCAACATCCGGTTCGAACGAGGAAAGCTCGTCATAACAAACCACATCCACGGATTTTTCACGGTAGTTTTTTGCTGCCGCTCCCCCCAGACACCAGAAACCCACACCGGAGGAAAAACGCTTCAGGGTGAGCGTATTATCGCGGTGTTTTCTTCCGAACCATGGAGCCAGCTCCAGCAATGCAGGAACATCCCTTATCGTTGGCTCAACATGAGATTTCATAAAATCTTCAGCAGCTGAGTCCGTGGGCTGAAAAAGAAGGCTGTTGCGTGATTTATGCTCAATAAAATAAGCCTCCACTCCCAGCAACATCTTTGTATAACCAACACGGGCAGATTTAATCAGGTTAACAGTGCGAATCAAATCGTTGCCCATACAGTTCATGATGCCAACCTGAAACGGCAGTGTTTCCCACCGCCCCGGGGTATAAGACGACTCTTTAGGAAGGTAATAATGTTTATTGGCCCACTGAACTGTCGTCAGTGGAACAGGAATAATGAGAGATAAAAGCCCTGTAGCTATCGCACCGGCTGCATTAGCTGCCTTCTGTGCGTCTGAAATCATCGATCCACCCGCCCACGTTTTCACCGGCCTTAGCTGCAACATTGGAGGCTTTCGCGATTTCAGTTTTCACCACATCAAGGTGTGATGGTGAAATGTCCGGATATTTACGCTGTAATGTCAACGGCACACGCACAAGTATCCCCGAAATCTCCTGTGCCACACGTTGCAGAATGAAGGTAAACAGTTCAGTTTCCAGCACCACTCCGTCTTCACGGGCATTTTTCAGTTCCTGCGCATCTGCCTGCGCTTTTGTGAGCCGGTAGCGTTCATAGTCAATGGTGCCGGGTTGTAAATCTGACTCCGCTGCCGCACGCAAATCGGCCAGTTCTTTGCGGAGCTTTTCGTTTTCGATATCAGTTTCCCTCTGCGCATACCACTGAATTGCCATGGCAGTATCAAATACAGATTCAATGCCCTTACTGCCTTTGGAGACGCAAGGGAGCCCCTGAGACTGCCAGCGTTCAATCGTCCGCGGGTCCACGTTAAAAATTTCGGCAAGCCTCTTTTTATTAACCTTCATAGAACAACCCATTATCAAATACAAGGCCCGACATGAAAACGCCAGAAAAAGGCATTTTCGGACACTTTCATGTCGGACATTTATGAATGCAATATTAAAAAAAACAAAAAGTTATATTCGAGAAGTACCGACACGATTTTCCCTGAAAAATTTTCATAAATAGTGAAAAACCGCGAGGTCGCCGCCCCGTAACCGGTCGGATCGCCGGAAAGGACCCACGAAATGATAATTATTATCATCTATATAAGGTTTATCACAACATGTGTGTACGCCATCAAACCACGAGAAATAATCAATTATGACGCAGGTATCGTATTAATTGATCTGCGTCAAATTAACGTAAAAGCAACTTCTGATAATACAAATCAGCAACACTGAATATGGGGAAACATTATGTCATCAAAGAACAGAACGCGCAGAACAACAACCCGCAACATCCGATTTCCAAACCAGATGATTGAACAAATTAACATCGCTCTTGATCTGAAAGGTTCAGGAAACTTTTCAGCGTGGGTTATTGAAGCCTGCAGAAGAAGGCTGTCAACAGAGAGTTCGGGTATGAATTACATAATTAAGTAACATGGTGTTCACAGAACACGCAGTTACCGGACACATCAGTTTTCCATTCGCTCCCTGGCAGTACAGGCTTCCCCTCTGACGGGATAGCCTGAAAAAATAACACAGAAAATTATTTGTTATAATTAATATAACTTACTCAAAAAAAAGCGACGAGAAAATCAGCATCAACGAACAATAAGCGCCAATACGTGATAACAAATGGCAGCCATATTTATCTGCAGTATAAGCAATGGACAGGATAACCACACCAGAAACCGTCAGCATAAAATCCATTTGAACTTCCCCGGACAAAATCGACTCATCTAAAGATTTACAGCTCTTTTTATTATCAATATGTTAAAAGTAAAATAAACAGATGTTCAATAACACGAATACAAAAACGTGCTGAAATTCAATGAATCCATTTCTGTGTCATCAATTAATAGTGATAAACATCCGGCTTCTTCCACCATCGCACCGGACAGGCGACTATGAGGGGACAACGCCGCGCTCCGTTAACGCGGTAAACCCCGGTGTGTATCGTTTTTGATTATCCCCGCACACTCGCGCAGAGGAGTCTCCCTGTCGGGCTGCGGTCTCTGTTAATGCGGGGATACGGCGACAATACCGCGCATCAGCAAAACTTATTTCAGGCACTGAGTGCGGATATAGTCCTGTGCCCCTTCCAGTTGCTTCTGCATCGTCATCAGCCGCTCTCTGAGGGTGAAATAATCCCGTGTAACGGTGTCTGCCAGTTGGGGGCCGGTTGCATTATCCACGCGGGCGGTGCCGGTGGCTTCACGCACGGGACCTGGACAGGTGGCGTTGATCCGCAGGCTGCGGTGACCAGCGGCAACGTCAGCGCGAAGAGTTTCATTTTCAGCTCTCGCATCGGCTAATTCCCTCGAGTATCTGGCATCAAGTGCAGCAACATCACGCTGGCGCTGCTGCATATCAGTAATGGTTGCATTTGCCAGCTCCAGCTCACTGACTTTTTTATCGCGCTGCTCTTTGTAGGTTATGGCGTTATCACGGTAATGATTCAGCCCCAGACTAAGCGCACCACAGGCCACCAGCAGGGCAATGATGACCACGCACAGTACGCGGTTCATTTCACCACCAGCGTATCTGACCGATGAAATAACCGGAGGCCATAATCACAAACACCAGCCAGATAAGAATGAACTTCCAGGTGGATAATTTTTCAGCCATCACTCGAATCTCCCGAATCAGTTTGCTAAAATCAAACACACTTTCTCCTTTGACTTTTCCAGAGTCAGGAAACACAAAACCCCGCTTGCAGCCAACAAACGGGGTTTTTACTTTTATTCACTTAGTTTTTGTCAGTTCGCAGGATTTCGTGTTATCCGTCCGTGTGAGCAAACCGCATTTTTCAGCAAAATATTCTGCTTATCTGTCAATTCCCCAGCACGCCAGCGCACTCTCCTGGTCGCGACGGGATACCTGACCGTAACAGTTGTTTGAGCGAATACGGCAGTCTCTGCCACCGTCCTTAATCCACCAGCGAATCGCCTCACACGCCCCCCTGCGATCGCCTGCATTAATTCGTTTATAAAACGTCGACGGGAAACACTTACCGGGACCAATGTTGTACGGACAGAATGACGCGATCCCCGCTTTCTGGGGTTCGGTCAGTGGCACTCTGATGTTTTTCTCCACCCACGCCAGCGCTTTATCACGCTCAATGGCGTTAACCTGGTCGCATTTTTCCTTCGACAACTTCATGCCCGGAACGACAGGTTTGCCATCCACCATGATGGCACCACGGCAGATGGTCCAGATACCTGCACCATCACGGTATGCCGTGGTGTGATTGCCTTCCTTTTCATCCAGAAACTGGTCGAGAATGTCAGGCGCAGGCGCACCAGCGGCAATCAGCGCCAGAACGGCAGCCGACAGGCCGTATTTGATTTTGGTGTTCATGGATATTTATCAGGATTTATCGGCAACAGATAACGAGCCAGCTTATATACGTCCTTTAAGATAAGTCAGTCCTGGATGAAACCAGTAAGCCGGCACTTTTTTAAAGGGCGGATTATCAAAATCACGAAGAAGAGCCTCCCGCACAACTGCATCCTTGTCCGCACCACTGGCCAGCGCTTCAATCTCAGCAGCTATCTGCAGATATCCCATGCAACGGCCAACGCGCTTCATCAGCCCCTGCTTTTTATTGTTCTTCAGGTAATCAATGGCAAATTCAATGAGCTCCTCACTGTGCTGGTGCGATGGAGGTGTTAGTTTCCCATTTTCTGTGATGGTTATTTTCCCGGCATCACCGGATACAACAAAGGATGGCCGGTTACACTCCCATTCCAGGTCACTGAAATTATCATTATGAATACTGAAACACTCTGCGAGATTTCTGCTCATCACTTTCCGACAATAATCGTCAAACGCAGCAAACTGCTCATCGCGGCGTTTTTTTTCATCTTCAGAAGGCATCAGCGTCGACAGTTTTTTATTCAGTTCAGCAATTTCATTTTCCAGGCGACTGAAGCGCTGATTCATTTCTTCATGGTTCATTATTCACTCTCCCCGGGCGGCCTTACGCCGGTCCTCTCTGATTTTGAAATACAGGTTAGTCAGATATGTCAGCAGCCCAAACAGCAGACTCCCCAGCACGCCTATTGCCGCCCACTGAGACGGGGAAACCCTGTCCAGCAACTGCAGGAACCAGTAGCCCGTTCCCACCGCTGACGTGGTGTATGACACACCTGTTGTGATTTTTTCCATCTGGTACATACCCCGTCTCCCGTTATCCGGAAGCTGACAACAATAAAAAAAGCCACCAGTTAAGTACTGATGGCTCTGATAACTCATGCAGGCATCTCAGACGACCCACTGACACTACCGGTGAGTTTAACGATACCTTCCATTTGACTGGCTCACTTTTTATGATGATGCCGGTGCATTTATCTCCAGCACCAGACTTTCTATCTCAACGCCATACGCTGCATTTTTGGTAATATCCGTCAGCGTCAGCGCATTCAGCCCCAGTGTCAGACTGTCTTTTATGACCTGGAATGCCGGGCCAGCCACTCCATTCAGTTTCGGAGTAACCGTGGCACTGCCGGCGGTGAACACCAGCTCCAGCGTCTGCCAGTCGTTACTGTAATTCCCGAACTCGCCCAACTTTGTGTTTCCGGCTTTCTTGTGATGCATCAGATTCAGTTTGCCGTCTGTGGTCTGGGTGAAGAACGACATCAGGAACGGGTTACCAGTCCCGGTCATCGCCACGACGTCAGGTAACGCTACATCGGTATACAGATAAATTCCCAGACCGAACTGGTTGTTGGTCAGTGCGCCTGACAGTCGAAACTTACAGCTCAGTCTGCCACCCCGTGTCAGCAGGGAGACTGCGTCATCCACCGGATGCATCAGGGACCAAGTTTTATTGCTCTGCTTGGTGATCTTAAATACACCACCCGACAACTGAATTCCGCCGTCCTTAATGGTCCAGCCCTGCGCAGCAGCCTCTCCGGCTGTCGGCAACAGGGAGATTGTGCGTACGGATGCATCTTCAGACGGCCCCGATGGCGTGTCGACGCCGGGCGAGGGTTTGATTTCCGGTGCCTTACCACTGATGAAGGCTGAGGTGCGCCCGGCTGCGTTCAGAATAGCGGTTGCCAGGCGATCCGAAATAATGCCCCTGCGCGCCCATGAACTGAAATGTGTCGGACGATTTGACGATACCCAATTACCATTACTACGGGATTGCGCGCCGTAATAACCTGCATCAGCAATATCCGGGTCTTCTGCCGGTAAGTTGGTGGGCGTGTTGTTGCCGTTACCGTCGGTCATGAACGGCACAAAGAAAACGTTGTCGCTCTCCCTGTTTTTGTACGCGCCGTAGACGGAGTCATACTGTGTGCCGTATGTGTTTTTCCAGTAATACGTCGTGTCGCCACAAATCCACGGTACAACTGCAGCACTGCCGCCATGGCACTGCGCGTTAAATCCGGAAAGGTCAGTACGGAACTGCTTCAGCATGGCCGTGAACAGGTCCGGTTGCTGTGCGTAGGTGGCAGCGCTCATGTCAAATTCGCCCTGCATCCAGCACACCGCCAGCAACACATTTTTCGGGTTCTTCTGTAATGCCGCTTTGGTGCGTGCGATCAGGTCCTGATATAACGGTTTACCCACACCCCAGCGTGCCGAATCCTGGCTGGCCCCCGTGTCCGCACTGAATGTCCCCTCCGCGCCCTGGGTGAATGCCGAACCACCACGACAGCATGGTACCAGCAGGATCCCCGCGTTATTCGGGATATACGGAAGCAGTTTTTTGGCAATATGTAAGCCCTGGCCGACACAGCCGTACTGCCCTTTGCTCAGGTCTGCCTTCGGATGATTCAGTGCGCTCATATCCTGAACATCATGCAGGCAGTGGTCTGCCGGAATGATGTCGTTAAATGCGCATGCTTTACCACCGGGAGTCACTGTGTTGCGACGGGCCAGTTGCTTAATGCGTGGGTGGGGCGCATCGTATGAATCCGGAAGCGGAAGCCCTTCACCGTAAGCCATGGCATTGGATTGCCCGGCCAGTACGATGACGTAGTACCACTCCGGCTCAGTTGCACCACTGACGACCACATCACCTTCTGCTGCAATCGCCTGCATCAGGGTATAAGGGGTTATGGCCACCGGACTACCAAACGGCTGCCAGCCCTCTTTCAGTTTATGTGTCAGCTTTTCCGCAAGATCTGACGGCGACGCCGCCCTGACAACATCATAGTGTTTAAATGCCATGGTTCTTTCCACCATCTGAAAAATGATTCTTTAAAATACCTGACATGTAATACAGAAAAAACACAAAACCATACCTTAAATAAAAACCTCATCATCAAGCAGATATGCATGGATAAACTACAAGACGAGATATAAACCACCCTGCATTTAAATAAACAATAAACAACATCAGAAAAATAATTCTGCTCTATGGTTTACATTCAAAAATATCATTTATACTTTTCAGAACATCACCAGCAATGCATAAACAAGGAAACTAAATGAAGTGGATTGTGATTGATACAGTTATCCAGCCATCATGCGGAATATCTTTTTCAGTCATATGGAGTAAAATAAAATTAATAATCTGGTATCAATCGGATGCTTTCTTACCTCCTGAAAGTATATTTACACTGACTCACACAGGCATCATGCTCAATAACAAAGTGCTACCTGTAACCATTTACAACGTAGTACCATTCAATAAAACATTCTGGAATTTAATCAAAAACAGCCAGGAATGCCCTACAAATACAGATAACGTATTGAATGAATGCTTTAATAACCGTTGCACTCTGCAAATATGTCCTTATGGGCTAAAACAACAAAGTCCATAAGCAGTTTACTCACATCTGACAAAATCAATATAAACAGCCCCTCCGGAGAGGGGCTGGAGAGTGGCGCTATGTGCCATTGCATGGTGCCGGGTGCCTCCCGGTGAATTCAGTACCAGCACCTGAATCCGCGATTATCCCATATACCTACTCGCTGATTGCCCCTCCGCACAGGGGGATTCACCATGCCAGTTTCTTTTAACAAACTCCCCGCAAACCAGACAACAGTCAACCGCCTGAATTGTGAGACATTTAAAAAAAAGCCCGCAAAAGCGAGCCAGGGAAAATAAGTGTGGCGCGTTGTACTGGATTCGAACCAGTGACCGATTGCTTAGAAGGCAATTGCTCTGTCCGGCTGAGCTAACAACGCATGATGCAGATAATGGACCGCCATCGGGGACTTGAACCCCGCGCAACCAGCTTCGAAGGCTGGCGCTCTTTCCTGATGAGCTAATGGCGGTATGTGATGGTGGCCCTTGCTGGATTTGAACCAGCGACCTGGCGATTATGAGTCGCTCGCTCTCACCACTGAGCTAAAGGGCCGGGAGCAGAATAATAATGGTGCGTAATTAATTCTGCAATCTCATCCGTTTCAAACGATTAAATCCTGAACTTCCCTGACTGTCTGCTCAAAACGTCCGGTCTCCAGTTCAACGCCAATCGCACGACGCCCGAGCGCCAGTGCAGCTTTTACCGTTGAGCCTGAGCCCATAAAAAAATCTGCAACCAGGTCTCCCGGACGACTGCTTGCGCTGATTATCTGCTGCAGCATTTCTGCCGGTTTTTCGCACGGATGTTTCCCTGGATAGAACTGCACCGGTTTATGTGTCCACACATCCGTGTACGGCACCTGCGCCGTCACACCAAAATACCGCCGCAGATGCTTATATTCACTCTGCAGCTCCACATACTGCCGGTTCAGTGACGTATACGTATCCACCAGCTGGTGGTGGGGCTTTTCCAGTTCACCGCGCTGATGTTTCTCTTCTGCCACCCGGGCAAACAGCGACTGTAATTTCAGATAATCGCTTTCGTTCGGTAGCTGCCACTGACTGGCACTGAACCAGTGCGACACCATGTTTTTCTTTCCTGTGGCATCTGCAATCTGTTTTGCCGTTATCCCCAGGGCCGCGCGCGCATCACGAAAGTAAGAAATCAGCGGGGCCATCACATGCTGTTTCAGTGCACTGCCCTTCGCCGTATACCCGGCATCTTTCGGACGATACGGCCCCTGATAATGTTCCGCGAACAGAATGCGCTCTGTGGCGGGGAAATACGCCCGCAGGCTTTCCTTGTTGCATCCGTTCCAGCGTCCGGACGGCTTCGCCCAGATAATATGGTTCAGCACACTGAAGCGTTCACGCATCATGATTTCGATATCAGATGCCAGGCGATGACCACAGAACAGGTAAAGACTTCCGACAGGTTTCAGCACCCGCCAGAACTGCGCCAGACACTGGTCCAGCCACTTCAGGTAATCATCGTCGCCCTTCCACTGGTTATCCCAGCCCTCGGGTTTCACTTTAAAGTATGGCGGGTCTGTGACTATAAGATCGACAGAGTTTTCCGGTAAGGTCTGGATAAATTCCAGGCAATCAGCGTTGATTAACTCACAACTGGATATTTTTACAGTATTAGCCATAGATCAATAAGCACTTCTCTGATAGGCTCATACCGCTTTTGCGCAAAGCAGATGGGCCTGAGGTTTGCTTGTGACCCCAACGCATGAGCAGATGGCTGGCAGGTGCCGCTAACACCCACCAGCCGCCCATTACCACAAATAAAAAAGCCTTCACTGAGGAAGGCGTCTGTAACAACCGAACTGATAATCTGCCAGACCCGCCATAACAAGCTGGGTCAGTATTAACTGGCAACGTTCGCGTGAAAGGTAAGTATTCTGCGCAATTTCCCCGACGGTCGCCGGTTCGGTGACGCTTAATTCATTAAACACCACTCTGGCAGTTTCGGTCATATCCTGCTGTTTTAGCATGCCTTTTCCCTTTTCTGGTTAACGTGACATACCAATAACTCTTGTCGAAAAAGCCAGCAAGCTGAAAGACCGATATTAATAACTACCAGCGCGTTTAATGTACCGCACTTCGGGCATCAAAAAACCCGCTCAATGGCGGGTTTAATTAATGAGGTAACAACCTTAACTTGTTTGATTCTGTACTTCAGTGGCCTTCTTCCCTTCAATACCTGCCTTGAAAGTCTCGAATGTTTCAACATTAAACAGCGAAAAAGATTCGATCTGATCGAAGGGCAACACATGCCTAAACTGATAAACTGACAATGGCTCAGAAGTTAATGTGATACCCTGACTAAGGTAGTAGTCCACATAATTATGCTCAACACAAAAAGTCAGAGTATCTTTATCTCTGTACCCGGACATAAAAGGGATTAGCACCAATGTGTGAGTATCTAACTGATTGAAACGTGCCTCATCAATCATCCCCACATAGACCTTGCGAGACTTCAGTGTAACCAACAATAACAATCCACGCTCAACTGATTCAAGAAGGATATTTTCCACGGCACTATGAGCCGCAATTTCTTCAAAAATAGCCTTGCGCTTTTGTGGGTCTTTATGGTTTTTGGTTGCCTCTGATGCCTTCCCGATACTTACAATAATAGTGAAAGCTATCGACATAGCAGGGAACATGCTCAACCCAAACACTCGCATTTTGAGAAAGTCATGGGCGAAAGTAAAGGGAGCGTACCAACCAAACAAGTACGCTGGAATGTTCCAAAGTGACATTCCAGCGTACAGAACAACAACCAATAAGGCAGCGATAAGAATACCACTTATGAGAAACTCACCACCTTTCAGTGCAACATCAAAGTATGCATTCCAACCGATCGCTTTGCTTTGACGGTATCGTGACGGCAAATGGCAGTTGGTATAGTGATAACCACAAACTAAAACAATAACAATCAGCGCAGCCCACATAGAAGACTAACCCTTCTTCTTAGTACTCAATCCCTTAATATTGGCTGCGAAAGCCTTTTGCACATCAGCGTTGTTGCGATTCAAAACCATCGAACCATTACTATCAATGAAAAACTTGTCACTTTCATGCTTAGCTTCTTTTCCATCACACATGGAAGCTATATCTGCAATTTTTTTGATGATCTTCTCAGGTGAGAGGATCGCGCGAGCGGCAAGTGTTAGATATTTCGGCATGCTCCCCTCCGTTAACAGATAAAACACAAAAAGCACACAAACAAAGTATGCGCACATCCTAACCTATGTGGCTAACAACCACTTTCTTTTATAAGATGAGTGTATTACCTAAAGGGTAACTCGGCAATAGCAGAATAGTTTTAGCAAGGTAAAATCGATGGTCTTTCGCTCAACTTACGACAAAAGATAGCCCGCTCAGCAGCAGGCTTTGTTTAGTTTGCCATCGTGTACAAAATCAGCAAAATATCAGATTTACACGAAATGTACGCGATTTAATTGACTTTTGCAATAACCCGCCGCGAAAAGGTCGCTTTTTGTTGCGATCTTGTTTTCATGGTATAAATCAAAGATTCGTTGTCGAGGTTCTTAAAAATGTCGCACATATCACGCCAGTAGTGCGCATAATTGTGGCTCCAGTTGTCTGACTTAACTCCACACAGTCTGGCAAGTTCCTGTCGCTGGTAGACGTCACACCCAGTAATCCTCCCCCTGACATCCTGCGCCGCCAGCCAGATTAATTTCTTCAGACGCTCAAGCGTTTTCCCTGTAATTTTTCTGGTACCAAAATGCACCTGAAACTTATCCCACGCCCATTTCGCAATGACCACCTGATAATCCCAACTCGGATTTTCACTGTATACCCACAGTACCCACGCCTTCTGATGCTCTTCAAGAGACAGAACGGCGCGTCGCCATGATGATGTCGAAAACTCAACCGGACTGACTAGGGCAATTGATGAACCTTTCGCCAGCGATTGCTTTCCCGGGATCGGTGGATTATCCAGCGTTACCATTTTTCCAGTGACCTTATCGCGGTACCGGATTTTTTTACGTCTGTAACGCCCTGTATCAAACATGGCATTCTCCTGCCAGGCTTCAAGCTGACCTTTTGTTGCCCCACTCAAATCGGCGGTGGCGATAATGAGCTGCTCACGAACAAACTGTAAATACTGGTTATTCATGCGCACTCCAGCTCTGTGATTTTTATCCCCAACCGACCACCAGGAACAGGCAGTCCGCGCACAATATTGATTTCATCAAACTGCTCGTCGTCGATAAGCAACCCCGCATGTGTCAGTGCATCCAGTGGTGCTTTCAGAATATTGTCCAGGTCACGACGGCGCTTATCCGGTGGCTCTGCAGTAATTTTTATTGCCAGCCTTCCGGACAGGTTTAATTTCAGCCGCTGCTGGCGGACAATAAGTGCCACATCCCGGCGATAACGCTCACCGGCTTTTGATACAAAATATGTGCTGCCACGACGACGCCAGTAGGTGTTCACCGTCGGCGGGTAAGGCAAAACAAACTCTATACGCATCAGTAACCTCTTTTACCCGAGCACGCCGGTTGCAAAGGCGCGATCAAGAAAACGAAAAATTAAATCAATCTGGGAACCATGCTTTTCTTCAAATGCCAGCGGATCAGCATGAAGTTCGTTGTGATGCTCCCGACACAACGGTAGCGTGAAAATATCGTGGGCTTTTGTCCCTATTCCGCCCTGACCATGACCAATCAGGTGATGGGGATCGTCGGCTGGCTTACCACAACACGCACACGGCTGTGTCTTTACCCAGCGCGTATATTTCTCATTTACCCAACGGCGACGTTTAGGTCGCTTCATTAAAGATTCCGGAGACTCCGGATCAACAGCAATGCTGACCACCGTCTTTTCCTGTGGCGGGTTTTGCTGGTGGGCGTGAGGCAGCGGCGCAAGATTTTTTGTGCGCTGCTTCAGTATGCTGGTGGCGGTCTGCTCTCCCGGTACGATGTCGCTTTCACGGTACATTGAGCGGATTTTTTCCGCACGCAACCCCAGCGAACGACGTAATACCGCTTCCGGTAGCGCGTCCGCCACCTGATTGCGGACCGCCCACCAGGATAATTCAGCCAGCGATAATTCCCGTTCCTGCGAGCCATTCATTGCATGGCGTATGACGTCAATCATCCATGCAGACAGGTTTTGGTGAGCAAGTTGCCCGAGTGATTCGGAGGTCTGGTCGCGCAGCTGGTTGTCGCAGTGCCAGCACAACACCATTGCGCCGGTACCATAACGGTGAATGACGGTTTCACTGTGGTGATAATCGCCGTGTGGCCACTGGCAGGATTTAACATGGCGCAGTAACCAGTCAGACAATGCGCCAGCGCCACCAGCAGCACGAATCACTCGTTCGTCGCTGAAAAATGGCAGTAATGATTTATCCTCCGCCAGCGGCTGGCGAACGGCAGGAACGACCCCGGACGGCAGATTACGCATGCTTTTCGGTTCCGGCTCCACCAGTACCCGGGTATTGTGGAATACCGGCATGGATTCACGGCCCGGCTTAACGATCACCAGCCCGAGTTCCGGTACCAGAACAGGTCGAAGTAATACCCGCACGTTACCTCCAGATGCGTTGCTGGAATGTGCGGGACGGACGCGGTGGGCGTTCAGAGTAAGGAAGCCTGACGGAGATTATCCAGTGACGATAATCGAGGCTGAGGGCTTTCTTAATCTCGTATCCGCGTCTGCGGTAGTTATGAATTAGCCATTCGGCCTGTTCTTCAGTACATGGTGGGTGTTGGTACCAGTCGGTTTTAAATGCGTGTGAACGCCGCCCATGCCGGATGGCAAGGTCGGTATCAGAATTGTGAAATTTGGTTTTGTGCGCCATCTGTTTTCTCTGCTGGCGCAGCAGGTGTCAGGTGTTCAGGCTGACGTGCGAATTGTAAACCAGAATGCCAGAAAAAAACAAAACCCGCCGAAGCGGGTTAAGTGCGGGTGCGTTGAGGATGCCTGACACATCAGAGGTGGCGAGGGATTTCTCCCCCGCCAGGTCTCTTACTCCTCAGGTTCGTAAGCTGTGAAGACAGCGACCTCCGTCTGGCCGGTTCGGATTCGTACCTCGCAGAGGTCTTTCCTCGTTACCAGTGCCGTCACAATGACGGTTAAACAGATGACGATCAGGGCGATTAGCATCGCCTTTTGCTGCTTCATAGCCTGCTTCTCCTTGCCTTTCGGCACGTAAGAGGCTAACCTACGTGTGTAGAGCATAGATATGGCCTCAGATTAATGTTAAGCGTCTTGCCGGACGCGTAATGTTAACTGGGGCTTTTCTCTATCTGCCTTTTGGTGTTCATGCCTGAGACAGATAGCCTCAAGCACCCGCAGCAATTCTACTTAACTCTCCTTTTCCCGCAAACCGTTTTTATCCCCAGCGGCAAATCGAATACACCATCAGCGTCACCGCCATCGCAATTCCTACCGTTGTTAATGCTTCAGGCCAGGTCATCGTAAAATATCCTCCACGCTTATCAGTCCGTTCCGCTCCAGATAACTCATCGCCTTATCCGGTAATTTGCAGTCTGGCTTCGCTTTCCTCAGTTGCCAGGTTAACTGCTTTACCAGCATGGTTAACTCATCGACCAGACGCTGATATCCCACTGGTTTGTATTCATGCAATTTACCGGCTGGCTCTGCTGCCAGCGATACCAGTGCGATTTCCAGAACAGCAATATCCATCTTATATGTGCGGATGATGTCATGGTCGATTGTACCCGGTATGCACAGTCTCTGTGCTTCAATAGTCTCCTCTGCGTGAGCTATTAACTGCTCTCTGGTAAAAGTCGTCATGCCGTAGCCCCTTCTTGATATTTTTCAAACCAGAACACAACCGGCTCTGCTTCCAGCGATGCCAGCGCAATCCGTGCCAGTTCCATTTGTTCACCACGGGTAAGCCCGTTTTCAAGCGGGTTTTTAATGAACAATTCAATACGTTCTTTGGTAATAGTGGTCATGTGTTACTCCTTAACCCGCAGTGCTTTCAACTGATGAGGGGAACAAAATCTTTTCATCAAACCCTGCATTCATATCATGAACAGCAACACACCAATCCATCGACGAACGATTATCAAGAGCCTCCATGATTTCATCCATGCGGCGTAGGTCATACAGGTAAATGCTTTTATCGCCAATGGTGTAAAAACCAATTTTTTTCGGTGATGGGCAGCGATCAAGAACGTCCTGTAATTCGTTCAACCATGCCCGTTCTTTTTTTGTCAAAGTTGCCATATCACTCTCCTTTGATGCGAATACCAGTGGTACTCATTATCCTGATTTCCCAGAGCACACGAGGAACACCACCGTTTCCGACTGGATCGCGTTTACTCCGCAGTGCGACGCTTGATTCCGCCCAGCTTTTTCTTGGAGGAAGCTCTTTCACACGAACAAAACCAGCTGCGCGAAGAGATGCTCCTGATTCATCTGCCCGGGTGTACGTAATACAACGTTGATAACCCATAGCTTTTGCTGCCCGCCAGACAGCACCATAAAGCGCGCTGTTAGCGTTGCGTTCTCCTGTGGTACATGTGCGATTTACTTCAAGCGTTAATCCATCATCCAAATGTCGTGCAACAGGTCGACCGGCTGTCGCCACACCTATCAATTCTCCGGCATCATTTCTCAGACCAATGCTGAATTTATGCCCCACCGGGGGTTTATTGTGTCGGTGATGTCTGGATATAAACGCCTTCGCAACACGAAGAGTAACCGGTGAAATTTGCATTCTCACTCTCCTTTGATGCCAATGTTTACAGACTGGCAAGCCTCTTTGAGCACCCAGTCAACAGCGTCTTTCCATGCTCCGGTTTCGACTGGCGGATTCTCACGCTTTACCTGTTCATAGAAACGCACTGCTTTAATCAATCCTTCTGGTGTCAGTGGCACAGGCGGGGCAGTGAATAACGCCTGAATTTCATAGTTCGGTCTGTCGTTGCAATCCTCTTTTGTCGGTACATATTTCCAGTCACCAACCCACTGCTTCCCCTGAAAGTCTGTAACGCCTTTTTTCACGTAGCGATATCGCCATGCCACTGGTTTTGCCTGCCCTGCCTTTTCATGCCCTTCCTGATAATTAATCTCGCTCATTCATCGCCCCACTCATCACAATATGCTTCGACCGGTGTTTTCCCTGCTTCATAATCATCACGCCATGCTTCAGCATCAGCGGCACTTCCACCGCGTAACTCTGCATAATCCATTAACAGTTCATGCCATTCTTCAAAACTGGCGTTATATTTAGTTGAACCAGAATCAGCCATTTTGTTCTTCCTCTTCGTCTTTTATTTCGTGATATGAGTAATTGCAGTAGTTAAAGAAAATATCTTTTGCTTCGTCATGTATTTCATCAGGCGTCGCATCATCATCCACTTCGAATTCATCCTCGAAATCTCCACCGGCTATTCCCGTTTCAATAATTATTTTAAACTTTCGCATTTAACTACCGCCCTTTCGGGCGGCCTCCTGATGTTCTGAAGGTGCAGAAATCCCTCCGGTTAAGGATTAAATTTTTAACAGAGCTAAATTTAATTATTCAGTTCTGGATTTTGTCGCCCTGCGTATCCGCGCTTTCGCGTTACGCTCAATCTGAATTAGCTTTTCTATATTTTTTCGCCTTTCCCGCTCCTCCTGACGCAAGAGCCTTACATCATCTGCCAGTCTGGTTTCTCTTTTCGCCACAGAGAGCATCCAGTCAAATGGCTCCACAACTGCACCGCAGATTTTACAGCGGACCTGACGCTCTTTTTCGTCAACCCGGACAGAGGCGTGATGACAATATGGTCTTTCCGATGGCTCATAAAGAAAATTAACCTGATTACGAGGGTCATCCTCTTTTACCGGAAATAAAACGATATTGCTTAACTCATCCTCTGGTTTTATTTCCATGCTCCTCTCCTTTGATGCGAATGCCAGCGGTAATTGAAGCCTGATAGCTAATTTCACTCACAGTACCGCCTCCTGAAAATTACCCTGATAGAAAGCCAGTACACGCTGCATAGCTTCACTCTTCCGGCACTCGCGACAGATTATGTTTAGGCGACTGTCGTAGCGACGTATTTCTCCGTCAGGTAACGACCAGATAAGGTCCGGATCAACCACAACCGGTTTCTTCAGCTTTGCCCTCGATAATTTTTTGCGGGCATTTTGCCAGTCTTTACGAGCCTGTTCAGACGGGAATACTCCGTAACCGGAATTGTAAACATCACCACTGGCGGCCAGCTCCATGCATAAACGACCGACAGACGCATGACTGACACCAATTTCATCCGATAACTGCCGAATCGTGCCTCGTCCGTTAAGGCGTACGAATTCCACGATCAGCCCCTTAATTTTTTCCCGCTCTTCTGGTGTAAATGCTCTTGTCATAAGCACCTCCGGAGATCACTTTGTTGTCGGTGAATGAACCGGAATATCAGCAATCGAACTGAAAATATCCCGGTGTTTATTCAGCTCCCGCAGCGCGGCGCAGACTCGCTCCCACTTCTGAACCTGACCTTTTGCCCGGCGCAGCTCACGGTTAGCCACATGCAGCGATGGTAAAATCAGACCATCCGGATGTTTTCTGGTGAACGACGGCTGTGACTGCACTGTGACCGCCACACTTTCCGTTTTTATTTCTTCCTGTGTTTCTGCTTCCCGAACTGGTAACGCAACACCTGCTGGCTGAGGAAAGGCTTTACCATCGGTTTCCGCTACGGATGCAGCTTCCGGCTCTGCCGGTAAATCAGCGCCCGGTATGCAGTAACGAAATTTACCGCCCTGATTCACGCGAATCAGACGCCCTTTGCTGATTGCCATGGCCAGCGATGAATTCGCCCGGCGGGAGGTAATCCCGAACATCAGTGCCAGCTCATCCGCCGTTTGTGGGCCATGTTGTTCAATCGCCTCAGTCAGCATTTGCGCTGTCACTTTCGGTACCGGTGACACCGGTTCACTTTCACCAGCCTGAATCAGCCACCACATCGAACCCTTGTTATCCGCTTCACCGCGGCGCTTCAGTTTCCACAGTTCGTTGACCGCATCTTTACGGCTGATTCCAAGGCGGGCCGCCACTACCTGTGAAGAGGCTCTTTTCAGTGCTTTCAGTGCGTCAAATACGGTTTCCATTAAAATTTCCTCCGACAAAATCGTTTCTCAGATTCAAATAAAACCAGCTGCCTTCCGGCGTTCGTATTCCTGTTTCAGCCGTTCAATTGGCGTTGGCCCTTGCGGGTGTTTCGCCCCTTCCAGTTGTCGTCGCACTGGCGGAACACTCATCCCGTTACCAACATGCTTTGCCCATTTCGTCAGTTGCCGTTCTGCAAGTCGTTTTAACTCACCCTGCGTCATCTGGCGCTCAATCCCTCTGGTACGCATTTCGAGGCAGATGTGGTACAGCACAGGCTGTGGCCACGGGTATTTATCACTCCCGTCGTATCGCCAGGATTCATTGCGCCAGCGCCGGTACTCTTCCATCACTGCATCCACCGTAAGACCAAATGGATTTGCCCCACTCTCCGAAATCAGTGCAACAAACTCAGCCAGGTCCGGGGGCCACGTTTCACCCGCCCGGCAGCGGTCCATGCACTGACGGCAGACCAGCCGGATTTGCTGTTCAGTCATCGCGCCAATCTGGGCAATCCAGAGCTTCGAAGGTGCGGCCCCGTTCTTCTGGGTCCAGCGGTTCGAATACACCTCCCCCATAAGCTCCCACAGCTTCCAGGCCGTTTCCGTTGCTGATAAATCCGTTGTCACGTTCCCACTGTTCGCGTGCTGCCCGGATTTCCTGAACTGCCCGTGATGCCGTGCCACCTGATGCTGCATGGCTTACCCCCTTGCTGACTGGTTTTACCTGTGCCCTGACGTGCTGCACGTGGCGGGCAAATTTCTGCTCCCACTGAACCTGCGTGAAAACCTTCCCCTCCGCCATCCAGTAATCCCGGAATGCGGCAAGCTCTGCAGGTGTAAATTCCGGCTCAGGCAGAGCCATACCCCACACTGCTGCCCGTTGTCGAAAATCCGACGACGGCTGCCAGACAGTAGTCATCGAAAATTTCCCGATCGGTTCGCTCAGGCCGTCCAGGTATTCAGGTTCGGCTGTCTGCAACGGCGCACCATGCGACTCACCGGTTGGAGCACTCTCGCGCATGCGCGCGTTATGTGTGGGGTTTAATTCTGTATCTGTATCTTTATCTGTCGTGACTTGTCGTGACATGTGCGTGACATTTCGTGACGCGCCGTGACAATCGCCATTTTGTTCCCGCTTTCTTTCCCTCTCACGCTGCGCCCTCTTGCGCTCTGCCGGAGATTTTGCGGTTTGCGAAATATTGCCGTTGTCCTCTTTAAGCACCTGGCGTTTTTCCCATCCAGTGATTAAATCACCATCAAGTACCCGCCCCTGCATCGTCTGCAAAATTGAATCAATTACCTCTTCTGTCACGTCGAGCGCACTTGCCAAATCTTCTGTCGTGACATCAATGTGACCTCGCGTGACATTTCGTGACGCGCTCACCAGGAGGTGGATATACACTGCCATCACTGTTGCAATTGGCTGCCCTGACACCCTGGCAATTGTTCGCCACTTAGGGTCATTTGGCATGTCATGCCATAATCTGAGCCAGGCGTTAGCCATACTCACCTCTTCTGATACCGAATCTTTTTACTCACGAGTTGCCGGAAGCGATTCGATATGGCTATTGTCAGTCAATGTACTGCCACAGCATTTCCTGCCGGGCCACCACGGTTCATCTGATTGAAACCGGCGATTGCCACTGCGACAAAATCATCAGCGTCTCTCACCAGTCGCTCCCGCGTCTCCACCAGCTCCCGAAAATAAGCTGAACTGTGGCTGCGCATTCTGGCCACCAGCAAAGGTGGCATTGCCTTTTCGATCGCTGGTAACAACGCCTGAATTTTTTCAACTGCATCAGGGGTGTCTTTCTCTACCCAGCGGAAAATTTTCTGGGTATTGCGAGCCAAGGCTTCCGGATGGCTGTCGTCATACAGTTCAGGAAACGTCATACCCAACTCAAAATAAGCCTGGGTTATTCCAGCTGCTGGAACTTTTTCGCCATCAGGACGCGCCCAGGCATTCATCGCCATGCGGATGTGTTCATGCTTGATTTTCATGAATCCCCCCTTGGTTAGAAGGCGGATTATGATCAGAACCGGGAATGACAACCGTCGGTATGTGTAACTCATATTTGAGCGCCCCGGCAGTGACTGCCTGAATTAGCAACGCCCATTTCCACGGAACCTCTTCCCCCCACATGCTGACTGTGGTTTTTGACGTTCCTAGAGCTGCGGCTGTTTTAACAACTCCGCCAAAATAGCCTAATACTTCTGATTTTTTCATGAGTCGCTCCATAAAACTGAACGCCAAAAGTTTAATAATCAAAACCAAAGAAAGTCAAGAAACAAAACCATCTGTGTTTTAAAATCAAAACATGAGCAAGCAAACAATATCTGAACGCATAACCCAACGTATGCATGCGCTAAACCTGAAAGGCAAAGACCTTGTCAATGCCACTGGCGCATCAAAAGGCTCCGTAAGTCAATGGATGAACGGTGGAGGAGCGCCGTCCTCGCGTTACATAAGTTCACTGGCAAAGATATTGAAAGTAAACGAAAATTGGCTTCTTAATGGAGGAGAGTTAAATACAGGTGATTCGCTTGATCTATCTTTACCGCCGATAAAAACGGTTCCGCTACTATCACTTCAGCAGGCAGCAAGCTGGAGTGATTATATGAAAAATTCCTCAATAACCTCTTGTGTGCAGCTTGTCGGAGAAATCCCGGCCAATACCTTTGCAGTTGTTCTAGAGAGTGACAGTATGTCAACATCTGGTGGGGGGGTTTCCATCCCAAATGGTTCAACAGTTTTTGTTGATCCCGATCGAACCGTACAACCAGGAAATATTGTCCTTGCCTTACCCAAAGGGACCACAACACCTGTCATTCGTAAACTGGAGATAGAAGGGCCGGATATTCTTTTAGTCCCCACGAATCCTCGCTACCCTTCAATTATGCTGGATGATCTATCTTGCATATTGGGCGTATGCTTTAAAATTCAACAAGATATTTAACCAACCTCATCTATTTGATTAACTGTATGCCATCGTGGTGATGGCTTAACAGCTGCCTGCTTAAAATGTTTTGATAAAAAAACATTGACCTGAAAAGTTCATTTTTCTAAACTTCATTCATTCCCTCACCCCACCCCACAGAATGCAGGGCAATACTTCGAGTTACCAGGCAGTGGTCAGGGGTTAAGTAGCCAGCCCGAGGCGTAAGAACATGACGGCAGGGTTCAACTTTAATAACTATGCAGCAGGTTTTTGTTCCGCTACCCCGGCGTTAAGGGGAAATGAGGTCAACATGGATACTATCGATCTTGGCAACAACGAATCTCTGGTGTACGGCGTGTTTCCCAACCAGGACGGCACATTCACCGCGATGACGCATACCAAAAGCAAAACGTTTAAAACCGAAAATGGTGCCCGTCGCTGGCTGGAAAGAAACTCAGGTGAGTGATATGGATTTCGACACAATCATGGAAAAGGCTTACGAAGAATACTTCGAAGGCCTTGCCGAAGGCGAAGAAGCTCTCAGCTTCAGTGAGTTTAAACAGGCGCTTTCCAGCTCGGCAAAATCTAACGGCTGATAAGCGAAGCAGTACCGCGAGGAATCAGTATGCAGAAACGAGAACCCGTCATCATCGCGCCAGACTATACCGATGATGAACTTTATGAGTGGATGCACCAGAAAATTAATGCAGCGCAGGATCTGAAATGGGCCAATGAAGCCAGGGCCAAGCAGGCTGAAAATCTGTCCGCTCTGGAGCAGGATATCACCAATCTGGAAAAAGCAGCGGCATTAAGCATTGCCAGAATGATTACATACCCGCGTTAATAGCTAACCAACGAAGCTAAGGTTGGTAATTAAGGAGTTCTCCACGGGTGAGGTGGAGTGCGTGCGCCGGACACGGGTGAGCATCCGGCACTGACAGTTTACTGAAAGGATATTTCCCTGAAAAGTCAGACCATAACGCGAAAGCGCACGGCGAGGTAGCTGGTTCATAGATAGCCTGTCGTTAAATTTTCGTCGATCGTGCGCTTCCGGTTGTGGCAATCCGCGAAATGGCGCGGCGGTAAGTATGGCGGGGTTATTCCTTCCCCCGTTGAGGACACCGGGTTGTCAGGTTGACCATACGCTTAAGTGACAACCCCGCTGCAACGCCCTCTGTTATCAATTTTCTGGTGACGTTTGGCGGTATCAGTTTTACTCCGTGACTGCTATGCCGCCCTTTTTAAAGTGAATTTTGTGATGTGGTGAATGCGGCTGAGCGCACGCGGAACAGTTAAAACCAAAAACAGTGTTATGGGTGGATTCTCTGTATCCGGCGTTAATTGTTAACTGGTTAACGTCACCTGGAGGCACCAGGCACCGCATCACAAAATTCATTGTTGAGGACGCGATAATGGAAACGTTATTACCAAACGTTAATACGTCTGAAGGTTGTTTTGAAATTGGTGTCAATATCAGTAACCCTGTATTTACTGAAGATGCCATTAACAAGAGAAAACACGAACGGGAGCTATTAAATAAAATATGCATTCTTTCAATGCTGGCCCGTTTACGTCCGATACAAAAAGGATGCTGGCAATGAATACAGCATTTGCACTTGTTCTGACAGTTTTTCTTGTTTCCGGAGAGCCAGTTGATATTGCAGTCAGTGTTCACAGGACAATGCAGGAGTGTATGACTGCAGCAACCGAACAGAAAATTCCCGGTAACTGTTACCCGGTCGATAAAGTTATTCACCAGGATAATATCGAAATCCCGGCAGGTCTTTAAAACAGTTCCGTAATAAATATCCGGTTTCATTCTTATATGCCAGCAATGGCAGGGATTTGTTCATCCTTAAATCTGTCATGAGGTTAAAACAAATGAGTAAAGTCTTTATTTGCGCCGCTATTCCTGACGAACTGGCAACAAGGGAAGAAGGCGCTGTGGCTGTAGCCACAGCCATTGAAGCTGGCGACGAACGCCGTGCTCGAGCAAAATTTCACTGGCAATTCCTGGAACATTATCCGGCTGCTCAGGACTGCGCTTATAAATTTATTGTCTGCGAGGATAAACCTGGCATACCCCGCCCTGCCCTCGATTCATGGGATGCTGAATATATGCAGGAAAACCGCTGGGATGAGGAGTCTGCTTCTTTTGTCCCGGTTGAGACTGAATCCGATCCGATGAACGTCACTTTTGACAAGCTGGCCCCTGAAGTACAGAACGCTGTCATGGTTAAGTTCGACACATGTGAAAACATCACCGTTGATATGGTTATTAGCGCACAGGAATTGTTGCAGGAAGACATGGCAACATTCGACGGACATATCGTTGAAGCGTTGATGAAAATGCCAGAAGTTAACGCCATGTATCCGGAGCTTAAGTTGCACGCCATTGGGTGGGTTAAGCATAAATGTATTCCTGGTGCTAAATGGCCCGAAATTCAGGCAGAGATGCGCATCTGGAAAAAACGTCGCGAAGGTGAACGCAAGGAAACCGGAAAATACACGTCTGTTGTTGATCTCGCCCGCGCCAGAGCCAATCAACAGTACACTGAAAATTCAACAGGAAAAATCAGCCCGGTCATTGCTGCCATTCATCGCGAATACAAGCAGACATGGAAAACACTGGATGACGAACTGGCCTGCGCTCTCTGGCCTGGTGATGTGGATGCCGGAAACATTGACGGCAGCATCCATCGCTGGGCAAAAAATGAAGTTATCGACAACGACCGCGAAGACTGGAAGCGTATCTCGGCATCAATGCGCAAACAGCCTGATGCCCTTCGCTACGACCGCCAAACTATTTTTGGCCTTGTCCGTGAGCGTCCGATCGACATTCACAAAGATCCCGTAGCACTGAACAAATATATCTGCGAATACCTGACTACAAAGGGCGTGTTTGAAGATGAAGGAAGAAATCAGAGCGCAACTGATACTCTCTCGTCGCCAGTACCAGAAACTGATGCAGTGGAAACGGCAATTCCGGGCAACGAAAAAACCGAATGCAAAGTGGAAGTCGAACCATCTGTAGAGCGTGAGGGGCCGTTCTACTTCCTCTTCACCGACAAGGATGGCGAAAAATACGGTCGCGCAAACAAACTTTCTGGTCTGGAAAAAGCACTAGCCTTGGGAGCTACGGAAATCACAAAAGAGGAATACTTCGCACGTAAAAACGGCACGTACTCAGGTTCACAACAAAATACTGGTGCATCTGACACGACCGCACAACCAGAGCCGGTAAAAGTTACCGCTGACGAAGTAAACAAAATTATGCAGGCAGCCAATATCAGCCAGCCTGACGCCGATAAGTTGCTTGCTGCCTCTCGCGGAGAATTTGTTGCAGGGATTAGCGACCCGAATGATCCGAAATGGGTAAAGGGGATTGAAACCCGCGATTCTGTAAACCAGAACCAGCAAGAATCGGAACAGAACGACCAGAAAGCGGAACAAAACAGCCCAAATACGCAACAAAACGAGCCAGAAACGAAACAACCTGAGCCAGTAGCGCAACAGGAACCGGAAAAAGTCTGCACCGCCTGCGGTCAAAGCGGTGGCGGCAACTGCCCTGATTGTGGCGCGGTGATGGGTGACGCAACATACCAGGAAACATTCGATGAAGCGAATCAGGTTGAAGTTCAGGAAAATGATCCGAAGGAAATGGAAGGCGCTGAACATCCACACAAGGAGAATGCTGGTAGCGCTCAGGATCACGCCAGCGATAGTGAAACTGGCGAGACGGCAGATCCCTTAATTACGATGAACGGTCATCACGTTATCACATCCACCAGCAGGACGTGTGACCATCTAATGATCGACCTTGAAACCATGGGAAAAAATCCTGATGCCCCGATTATCTCAATAGGTGCAATATTTTTCGATCCGCAAACCGGAGATATGGGACCGGAATTTAGTAAGACTATCGATCTGGAAACTGCTGGCGGAGTCATTGATCGTGACGTCATTAAAAGGTGGCTGAAGCAATCACGTGAAGCGCAGTCTGCCATTATGACCGATGAAATCCCGTTAGATGATGCACTGTTACAATTGCGGGAATTTATCGACGAAAACTCCGGTGAATTTTTTGTTCAGGTCTGGGGAAATGGAGCCAACTTCGACAACACGATTTTGCGCCGTTCATACGAACGGCAGGGGATCCCCTGCCCGTGGCGTTACTACAACGATCGCGATGTACGCACAATCGTTGAGCTGGGGAAAGCCATAGACTTCGATGCCAGAACGGCTATTCCATTCGAAGGTGAGCGCCATAATGCACTTGATGACGCCCGTTACCAGGCAAAATACGTTTCAGTTATCTGGCAAAAACTGATCCCGAATCAGGCTGATTTTTAATGTTCAACCCCGGTCGTTGCCCACCAGCTATAGTGGCGGCGACCATGATTAGCGAACGACGCTCATGGCAAGACTTATTCTGCTCACTGAGTGGGCAAAAGAGGAATTCAGTGAACCGGTCCCAACTCCGAGTACGTTAAGTAAATACGCTAAAGCCGGAATGATATTTCCTCTCCCCAAAAAAGTTGGAAGACGCTGGCGAGTGGATCCGCAAGCTCGCTTTGTCGGAATGGTAAACAAGCCGGAGGTGATCGCCACAGATCACCCTGCTTTGAAGAGGATACTGGAAGATGGCGCGCCCGCGAAAATATAAAACCAATGTTCCGGGATTATCTCCGTATTTTGACAAAAGAAATAACAAAGTTTACTGGCGTTACAGGCATCCCATAACAGGCAAAAATCACGGTCTCGGCAGTATTGACCAGAAACTGGCAGAAACTATTGCAGCAGAAGCGAACAGCCGTCTTGCCCGGCAGCAAATGGAACAAATGCTCAGTCTGCAGGAGAAAATTATTAGTGATACCGGCGGTTCATCAACCGTTACCATTTTTCTGAATAATTACAGAAAAATTCAACAGGAAAGATATGAAAACGGCGAGATCAAACTCAACACGCTGAAACAGAAAGCGGCCCCTCTCAGGGTATTTGATGAACGTTTTGGCACCAGACCGTTAGATGCCATAACCGTAAAAGATGTGGTATCAGTACTGGAAGAGTACAAGGCCAGAGGACATAACAGAATGGGACAAATTTTCAGGAAGGTACTGATCGATGTTTTCCGGGAAGCTCAGCAAACGGGCGATGTCCCGCCAGGCTTTAACCCTGCAGAATCGGCAAAAAAACCGCAGGTGCGGATATCAAGACAGCGACTGACTTTTGATGAGTGGATGATGATTTATAACGCAGCGGAAAAGGATGGTTACTTTTTACAGCGCGGTATGCTGCTGGCACTGATGACAGGCCAGCGCCTTTCAGATATTTGCAAAATGCAATTTTCGGATATCCGGGATGGTTATCTTCATGTCGAACAGCAAAAAACAGGAACCCGGATTGCCATCCCTCTGGCTCTGCGTTGCGATAAATTAAATCTCACCCTAGATGATGTGGTGTCATCCTGCCGCGATTGCGTTCTTAGTCCGTGGCTATTGCACCACCATCACGCGAAAGGGACAGCTAAGCGCGGCGGGATGGTTAAGCCAGCAACATTAACCGTTGCATTTAAAAAAGCCCGGGATTCTGTGGATTACAACTGGCGTGCTAATGGCACCCCACCCTCTTTCCATGAGCAGAGATCTTTATCAGAGCGATTGTTCAGAGAGCAGGGGGTTGATACCAAAATTTTGCTGGGCCATTCGAATCAAAAAATGACCGATATTTACAACGACGCACGCGGTAAGGAATGGAAAAAACTGGTCATTTGA